AGGGCAGCGGGCGCTGGGCCTTGGGCGAAGGGCGAGGAGCGCCGCTAGCAGGGCTAGGAGGCGTTGGCCGGGTGCGGGCGGGCGTTGGCGCAGCGGCAACCGTGCAGCAGCTCTCGCGCCTGCTCCTGATGTCAGTGTAAATCTTCAATGTTCGGGGTCTCAAGTTTAAGGAAGCCTGGACGATCGGCCTTCAGCACCAGCACCAGCACCAGCACCAGCACCAGCACCAGCACCAGCACCAGCACCAGCACCCTGACCTTCGGCCAGCGACGGTGCCACCAGGACGGAGGACGAAGTGCGTCCGCAGGGAGGCCAGGTGCGCCGGGCGAACCGGCTTGAGGTTGCGCCTGAAGCGACTCGAGTTCCAAAACGGCCTCATGCCGCTGCAAACCCGCGCTAGCACAGGGCTGCAGCGCGTCCGACTCGAGATACTTGAGGTGCTCGAGACCAAAACAAAACGCTAGGCTTTTTGGCCCTTTTTCCTTGCTTACTGCCCAGGGAGGCTTCAAAACAGCGTTTTCTAGGGGTCTAGGTAATCTCTCTCTCTCTCTAAAGAAAGTAGAGTAACTAGAGTCGACCCCTTTTTAACCCTGTAGTAGCGCGGGTTTGCGGTGACTTTAGAAAAGGCAAGCCCGATAGAACAACTCAAGTCACAGGAGACAGATTCAGTCTGGGTGCGACTTAGGTTCGGCTCCTCCGCGACTTGGGTTGGCAGTGGCCCGCGCCGCCTCCCTGGGCAGCTCGCCTGGAGGCTCATTCTTGTCTCGGAAGGCGGTAGGAGCGAAGATACGGCCCTGAATCCAGAACCAACTGAATACGAGGATCCAACATGACCGAGAAGCGTTCCGTGCACGCCAAGCCGACGCCCGTCAAGCACGTGGGGAAAGGGCGGCCCGTGTCCGAGGAACAATTCCAGAAGTTCCTCGAGAACTACGCCCTGACTGGCCTCCTGGGCCACTCCGCCCGAGCCGCCGACATGTCGCCGGAGAACGTGCGCCGCCGCCGCATGGCAGACGAGGAGTTCGCCAAGGCTTGTGAGGAAGCACTCCAGACCTACCGCGAGACGCTGGAGATGGAAGTCCATCGCCGGGCAGTGAGCGGCTGGGACGAGCCGGTGTATCAGAAGGGCGAGTTCGTCGGGACGATCCGCCGCTACTCCGACCGCCTTATGGAGCTCCAGGTGAAGCGCCACATCCCCGAGTATCGTGACAAGTTCTCCGTCGCCGCCGAGGTCAAGGGTGGCGTCATGGTCGTTCCGGCCACTCCTGGGTCGATGGACGACTGGGAGGCGCAGTTCGGCGAGAAGGCCCGTGGCACCACCCGCCACAATGGAGGTTCCGAGTGACGAGCCGCGTCGAGTGGGAGGTCACCCAGGAGGGTATCCTCCGCCCGGTGCTGTACGCTGAGAACCGGGTCATCTACCCGGTCTGGACTCCGCAGAAGGGCAGCCAGGAAGCCTTCCTCACCTGCCCCGTCTTCGAGGTGCTCTACGAGGGCACCCGTGGTCCAGGCAAGACCGACGCCCTGCTGATGGACTTCGCCCAGCACTGCGGCCAGGGCTACGGCCCGGAGTGGCGGGGCGTCCTGTTCCGCCAGACCTACAAGCAGCTGACCGACCTTATCAACAAGAGCCAGAAGTGGTTCCGCGAGGTCTTCCCGGACGCGACATACAACAAGGCCGACCACACCTGGACGTGGCCGACGGGCGAGCAGCTCCTGCTCCGGCACATGCGCACCCCGAACGACTACTGGAACTACCACGGCCACGCTTATCCGTGGATCGGCTTCGAGGAGCTGACGAACTGGAACGAGCCGACCTGCTACCTGAGCATGATGTCGTGCTCCCGCTCCACGCTCCCTGGGATGCCGAGGAAGTACCGCGCCACGACGAACCCATACGGCCCTGGGCACAACTGGGTGAAGCGCCGCTTCCGCCTGCCGCAGAGCCGGGGCCGCGTCATCCGTGACAGCTACCGGGACGGAGACCTCGAGCCGCCCCGCGTCGCCATCCACGGCAACATCCACGAGAACCGCATCCTGCTCCACGCTGACCCGGAGTACATCAGCCGTATCCGTGCCGCCGCCCGGAACCCTGCCGAGCTGGCCGCCTGGATCGACGGCTCCTGGGACGTCACCTCGGGCGGCATGTTCGACGACATCTGGGACTCTGGCCGCCACATCCTCCCCTCGTTCCCGCTCTCCAAGATACCGAGGGGCTGGCACGTGGATCGCTCCTTCGACTGGGGTTCCTCCAAGCCCTTCTCCGTGGGCTGGTGGGCTGAGTCCAACGGGGAGCCGATCGAGTTCAACGGCGTCACCTACGGGCGGAAGCGGGGCGACCTCATCCGCGTCGCCGAGTGGTACGGCTGGAACGGCAACCGGAACGAAGGCGTCCGGATGCTGGCGAAGGACATCGCACAGGGCATCCTCGACCGGGAGGAGGACTTCGGGATCGCTGGTCGCGTCCGCCCTGGGCCAGCTGACACCTCCATCTTCGACGAGGAGAACGGGGTGTCCATCGCCAAGGACATGCTGGCGAAGAAGGTCTCCTGGGAGAAAGCTGACAAGAGCCCCGGTTCCCGGAAGCAGGGCTGGGAGGCCATCCGCAAGATGCTGAAGGGCGCTCTGCCACCGCCCGCAGGCGGGCCTCGGGAGGATCCTGGGCTGTTCGTCCTCGACCGCTGCCAGCAGTTCATCGAGACGGTGCCGTCGCTGCCTCGGGACGACAAGGATCCGGACGATGTGAACACGAACGCCGAAGACCACATCGCTGACGAAGTTCGCTACCGCGTCCGCCACCTCCGGAAGAAGGTGGGGTCAGGAGGATTCTGATTTTCCAGGCCGCTGGAACGCGGCATCATTCAACCCTGTAACCGAAGGAGAGCCACATGGCCCAGAACACCCCAACCAAGAAGGCTGGCCCGGACACCGAGAGCGCCAGCTTCAAGAAGATGAAGCCCTTGTGGCTCATGATCAACGCCCTCCTGGGCGGAACCGCCGCCATGCGCGACGCCGGGCAGGAGCTGCTGCCCAAGCACCGCCGTGAGTTCGACGACGACTACAAGGAGCGCCTGGGCACCAACGTCCTGGTCAACTTCTTCGAGTGGACGCTGGACGGCCTGGTCTCCAAGCCGTTCTCCGAGGCTCCGAAGTATGACAACCTCCCGAACGGCTGGGAGGAGGGCTGGCTCGACGACATCGACCTTCAGGGCAACCACATCACCGTGTTCCTCCGGAACTGGTTCCGGGACGCCTACGCCAAGGGCTTCGCCCACGTGCTGATCGACTTCCCGCGAGTGCAGGCCCGCGAGGACGGTCGCCCACGGACGCTGGAGGACGACCGCCGCGAAGGTCTCCGCCCGTACTGGGTGCAGGTGGCTCCGGAGAACGTCCTGTTCGCCCACAGCGAGACGGTCAATGGCGTTGAGCGCCTGACCCAGGTGCGCATCCTCGAGGAGGAGACGGAGGTCACCGAGTGGGAGGAGGCCGTGGTGCGCCGCATCCGCGTCCTTCGCCCCGGCTCCGTGGAGCTGTACCGTCAGGGCGCTGACAAGAAGTGGAAGCTCGAAGACGAGTGGGCCACCGGCCTGGACGCCATCCCCTTCGTCACCTACTATGCCGGCACCCGCGAAGGGCTGCACCTCGCCAAGCCGCCGCTCCTCGACCTGGCATACCTGAACGTGGCCCACTGGCAAAGCTCCTCCGACCAGCGCAACGTCCTGAAGGTGGCCCGCTTCCCGCTGCTGGCTGGCTCCGGCCTGTCGCCCGAGGACGCTGACGCCCTGGTGGTCGGCCCGAACCGCCTGCTGACCACGACCGACCCGCAAGGCAAGTTCTACTACGTGGAGCACACCGGGGCCGCCATCAACGCGGGCCAGAAAGACCTGGAGGCGCTCGAAGACCAGATGTCAGGCTATGGGGCGACCCACCTCAAGGCTCAGCCCGGTGCTCAGACCGCGACGGCCCGCGCTCTCGACTCCGCCGAGGCCATCAGCCCGCTGCAGGCCGCCGTGCTCGACTTCGAGGACGCTGTCGTGCAGGCACTCGACTGGACTGCCGCCTGGGCGAAGCTGGAGCAGGGCGGGGACGTGGAGTTCAACAAGGAGTTCGGCCTGACCCTGGGCGACCAGACCGGCCTGGAGATCCTGCGCAAGACCCGCGAGACGAAGGACATCAGCCGGAAGGCGTGGCTCGAAGAGCTGAAGCGCCGTGGCCTGCTGCGACCCGAGTACGACGCCGAGGAGGATGCCCAGGAGATCGAGGACGAGGCCGCCAACGGCCTGCCCGAGCTCGACCTGGATCCGGCCCAGGACAGAAAGGATCCGGACGACAAAGACGCTCCCGAGAACCTTCCGCCCAGCGACCAGCCGCCAGCGTCGGCAGGAGGCTCTGACTGATGGCAACCGCGAACGAACGCCTGTTCGACCTGGCGCTCCGGCACCAGATTGACCTGCGCCGCTTCACGGTCGGGGAGGTGAAGAAGATCCTTCGCCTCCTCGAGGCCATCGACGCCGACGTCGCCAAGCGCCTGCGCCGAGACCTCTGGGGGCTGGCGGACGGCACCCCGCTGTCCTTCACGCCCGACCAGGAGAAGCGGTTCCGCATCCTGATGCAGGACATCTCCGCCGTCCGCGAGGCCGCCTGGAAGCAGGTGTCCGAGCAGATGAACCAGACCACCCTCGACCTTGTCGACACAGAGGTCGCCGCCGAGCTCGCCATCCTGGAGGACTCGATCCCGATCGCTGTCCAGCTGGCCGGGGTGGATGCTGCCACCGTCCGGGCCGCCGCCGTGGCCCGCCCGTTCCAGGGCCGCCTCCTCAAGGACTGGTTCTCCAGCCTCGAGAGGGTAGAGCAGGAGCGCCTGGAGCAATCCATCCGCCTGGGCCTGACCCAGGGCGAGAACCTCGACACCATCGTCCGCCGTGTGGTCGGCACCAAGGCGAAGAACTACTCCGACGGGGTGCTGACCCTCAGCCGTCGGAACGCCGAGGCCGTCGTCCGCACTGCGGTCAATCACGTCAGCCAGGTGGCCCGCGAGGAGGTGTGGAGCGCCAACGCCGACATCATCATCGGCCTCCGCTGGACTTCCACCCTGGACGGTCGCACCAGCTCCATCTGTCGCGCTCGGGACGGCAAGGTCGCCCCGCTGGGGACGAAGGAGCTGCCCTCCAGCATGGAGAAGCTGACGCCCCTGGGCGCTCGCCCGCCTGCCCACATCAACTGCCGCTCGACGATGGTGCCTGTGCTGGGCGGAGAGGAGCTGGTGACCGACAAGGCGTTCGTGACCGACACCCGCACCCGCCGCAAGCGGGAGATCGACTTCCGCGCCGACGCCAAGGAGAAGGTCGGTGCCGAGCGGTGGTCGGCCATGTCGCCTGCCGAACGCAACCGTGAGATCGGCAAGGTGCGAACCGCCTGGAGCCAGGCCAACATCGGTCAGGTGCCCAGCACCACGACGTACCAACAATGGCTGGGCAACCAGCCCGCTGCGTTCCAGGACGACGTCCTCGGCAAGACGAAGGGTGCGCTCTTCCGCCGGGGCGGTCTGGCCCTGGACCAGTACGTGGACAGAGCCGGGAACGAGCTCTCGATTGCCCAGCTGCGCGAACGCTTCCCAGGAGCGTTTGACAAGGCGGGGCTGTAACCGTGGGCCGCCCTGTGCGGCCCTTTTTCCAAGCAAGAAGGAAGCCTCCTATGACCAAGACCCGCCAGAATCGTTACCCGCAAGAGCCGCTGGACGAGGGCAAGCAACTGAAGGTGAAGCGCCTGGTGAAGCCGCGCACCGAAGGGCAAGCCCAGTACCAGGAAGCTCTGGACGAGTACGACCTGACCGTCTCCACCGGCCCAGCAGGGACGGGGAAGACCTTCCTGGCCATCCACCACGGCCTGCGCCTGCTGGAGGCCGGGGAGATCCAGCGCCTCGTCATCACCCGGCCCGCCGTTGAGGCAGATGAGAAGCTCGGCTTCCTGCCCGGCACTGTGGACGAGAAGATGGCACCCTACCTCACCCCGATGCTGGACGCGGTGATCGACCTGGTCGGCCCGACGATGACGAAGCGCCTCCTCGAGTCGCGCCAGCTGGAGGTCGCCCCGCTGGCCTACATGCGAGGCCGGACGTTCAACGACACGTACATCGTCGCTGACGAGATGCAGAACGCCACCCCGCGCCAGACCGCGCTGCTGGTGACCCGCCTGGGCTTCGGGACGAAGGCCGTCCTGAACGGTGACCCGGCCCAGTGCGACCTGCCGCCCGGCAAGGGCAACGGCATCGGCTGGCTGGCCGACCGGCTGCGGGGCCGCCTCCCTGAGGTCGGAGTGGTGGAGCTGCGCGACAAGGACGTGGTGCGCTCTCCGCTGGTGAAGAAACTGGTTCCGCTGGTCGGAGACCCTTCCTAACAACACCGCCGCCCTTCGGGGCGGCCTCGGAGATCAACATGAAGAACTGCACGAACGTCTGCGGGATCACGACCCGCGAGCTAACCCTCCTGGAGGGCCGCGAGCTGGAGGTGCGCCGCCCCAGCGGCAAGGTGCTCCAGGTTGCCCTGCGGGACGGCTGGTACGTTGTCCTCGACCCCGAGAGCGGCTCCCGGACGGAGCATGGCACCCTCCAGGGAGCGAAGGAGCAGCTGCGCCTACACCGCTGACACGAACTTGTTGCCCAGCGTCGGCTGATCGTCCAGAATACGGTCACCGACGCAACACCACTTGAGAAATGGAGAACGAAATGAACACGACCGAGACCACCTTCCGCTTCACGACCGAAGAAGCTGTCGCCTTCCTCCGCAAGGCTCCCACCGGGGCCGAGTTCCGCGTGTACATCCGCCTGGACGCCCCGCTCGCCGACGACCCCGACCGCGTCTTCCCCGACTGCCTCTCCGGCTCCGTCCGCCTGGGCCGCAGGGAGGCCATGGATCTGGTCTCCGGCATGCTGACCTCCACCCTGGAGGCCCGTGGTGGTCGCATCCCGCTCCGCGTCTCGGAGTACGAGATGTGCGGCAAGAACTACTGGACGTGCTGGATCGGTTGATCCTTGCCTTTTGCCCCAGCTGACGACAGAATGAAGTCACGGTCGGGGCGGTTCCCGGCCTCAGAGAAATGGAGAATGAGATGAGCTACTACACGAAATTCAAGGACGCCGAAGCCGCTCGCAAGCCCGGCCAGGTGACCCTCCTCCACCCCACCAAGGGCTACTACAACGGTGTGGATCTCCACGCCTACGGTCGCGGCTGAGGAGGAACGATCATGGACTTCATCCCCACCCTCCGCTCCCAGTTCGAAGAGCTCCGCGCCGCCTCCCAGGCCCGCCGCGAGCGCATCGAGGCCGCCTACCGCGAGGAGAATAGCGACCTCCCACCCACCCTCGACCGCTGCGGTCGGTACCACGCTCCCTGCAACGGCTACGTGATGCCCACCAGCTGCATGGACGTCTTCCGGGGCTGCTACGACGACCACGTGTTCGGAGCGGGCGAGTACCTGCCCGTGCCGCTGGACGATGAGGACGACTTCTTCGGCGGGTTCGGAGGCTCCTTCTCGGTGGAGTACCGCCAGAAGACCAAGGCCGCCCTGGCCGACATCGAGGCGCTCATGGCCATCGACCGTGAGCTGGGCCTCCGGGTGACGCATGGGAAGACCTGGGAGCAGGACGGTCGCCCCGTCGCCATCGCATACGTCTCCGGGATCAAGAGGATGGTGGATCGGGCGGTGGAAGTGCTGGCGCTGCCCGTGCCGCCCCGCGAGGAGGAGCCCGAGGTGTACATGGCCGCTGGCCGCTACCAGGTGGAGGGCGAGCTCGTGCACGTGAAGGTGGATGACGGCTACTACGGACTGACCTACAAGATGCTGGTGAAGACCGCCGAGGGTGCGAAGCTCTGGGGCTCCCTGCCGAGCTCCGTCCCGACCGACTACCGGGGCTGGATCTCCTTCAGCGCTCAGTTCGAGCCGGGCACCAACGGGATGAGCTGGTTCAAGCGCCCGACCAAGGTCAGCGTGGATAATTCCTGACAAGTGCTTGCCTTTTGCTCGCCGCTCCGACAGAATGACGTTACGGTCGGGGCGGTTCCCGGCCTCCCAGAAAAGGAGCACTACCATGACCCACGAATACGCCTCCCCGACCAAGGCCCGCCTCTACAAGACCGCCAAGACCATCGATGCCATCGGCTCGATCCCGGCCAACACCTACGTGGCCGTCTCCCTGGCCTACACCGACTGCCTGGGCCGCAACATCTACTCGATCAACACCGCGCTGGCCTCTGAGGAGGAAGTCCTCGAAGAGCGCCTGACCTCCTTCTGCCTCTGACCCAGGAGACCGCCATGGCCAACTACATCAAGACCCTCGAGGCCCGCGTGGAGGAGCTGGAGGCCCGCCTCCAGCAGAAGGCCGAGCTGGTGGCCGAGTTCCGCCAGCACCTCCCTCTCACCCAAGTTCTCGGGCCTCGACCAGGACGGCAGCCGCAAGGACTGGATCGCCACCGGGCGACGTGCTCCGCTGGCTCGCCGAGCTGGAGCGCGAGTGAGTGTCAGCCGCCTGGGCGACCAGGCGGCAACTTTCTGCTGACAGGTGCTTGCCTTTTGCTCGTTCAACCGACAGAATGACGTTACGGTCGGGGCGGTTCCCGATCGAGAAAAGGAGAAACAAATGAGCTTCCAAGAAACCATCCTCCGCGCTGTGGAAATCTACAAGGCCCAGGCGAAGAAGAACCTCCCGATGGCCTGCCACCGGGCCAACGAAGAAGCTGGTGGTGAGTGGAACGTCTCTGGCATCCAGACCCGCGCCTCAAGATTATCTTCGCCTGACGCTTGTCTCTGCCCGACCGATGACAGAATGATGTTACGGTCGGGGCGGTTCCCGATCGAGAAAAGGAGAAACGACATGAACTACGAAATGACCAAGATCCTCGTCGCGGCCCTAGTTGCCGACACCGCTGCCACCGTCGAGTGGGCCCAGGACGTCCTCGGCGGTGACGCCTACGGTGTGGCCGTGACCCTGGGCGACAAGCTCTTCCTGGTGTACCAGATGGACAACAATCCGCAGGAAGACTGGCTGGTCGACACCATGGACACCGAAGGCGACATGGCCTTCGTTCCGGACGTGGAAGGCTTCCAGAGCCAGGCCGCCGCCCTCCGCTACCTCGCCAGCAAGTTCTAACCCAGGAGGCCCGCTTCGGCGGGCCAACTTCTTGTCAATTATTGCTTGCCTTTTGTCTGCCCGAGAGCGAAGATCTCTCTGCGGTCGGGAGATAGGCTCCTGACCCGAACCAAGAAATGGAGAATCACCATGGCCAACATGTCCTACTGCCGCTTCCAGAACACCCTGTCCGACCTCAAGGACTGCAGCTACAACCTCGACGACCAGCTCGACAGCTACGAGAGCGCCGCCCGCCGCGCTCTGCTCCGCCTGGCCGCTGAGATGCTCGAGAACATCGGTGTGACCATCGACGAGGACGAGCTGGAGCACGGCATCCAGACTCTCGAGATCTACAGCGAAGACGGCAACGACGAGTAAGGAAGGCGGCCCGCTCCGGCGGGCCTCCTCCGCCGCCTAGGAGGCCGCAGAGATGACCTACCACGTGTACCACGACCGCCCGACCCGCTCCTGGTGGGGCTACTGGCAAGACGCCCAGGGCAACCAGCTCGGGGACGCGGTGTTCGCCTTCACCAGGGACGAGTGCCTCCTGGAGCTCGGCTCCGTGCGCTCCGACCGGCTGGAGCTGTCCCGATCCTGACAAAGAGCGCCCCAAGGTGCTTGCCCTGGGCCGATCTCGTGTGGATGATTCGGTCTGCCCGTGGAGATCACGGGTCTATCGTGGGTGATCCACCAACAGGAGCCAATTATGGATTTTGAATTTCAAGAAGTTGAGTCGCTCGAAGTCGTTCCCGAGCAGTTCCGTGGCCTCTACGCCGAGGCGGACGGCAAGTTCAAGCTGAACGAGACCTACAAGGGCGTGGCCGAGGCCGTGACTGGCCTGAACCGCAGCCTGAAGGCTTCCCGCGCCGAGGCGAAAGCTCTCAAGGGCAGCAAGGTCGATCTGAGTGCGCTCGCCGACTTCGGTGACAGCCCCGAGGCGATTGCCCAGGGTGTCCAAGCCCGCATCCAGGAGCTGGAGGGCCAGCTGGCCAACGGCGACAAGGCGAAGCTGAACCTGGACAAGGTGAAGGAAGACCTCGCCAAGGCCCACAGTCGCGACCTGGAGAAGGTCAACAAGCGTTCCGAGGCGCTGCAGACTCAGCTCTACGGCCTGCTGGTGGAGAACGCCGCCACGACCGCCATCGCCGAGCTGAAGGGTATCCCGGAGCTGCTGATGCCGTTCGTCAAGACCCAGGTGAATGTGGTCGAGGAAGAAGGCGAGTTCCGCGTGTTCGTGGTGGACGCCCAGGGCGACCGCCGCTACTCGGGCGTGACCGGCCAGCCCATGTCTATCAAGGAGCTCGTCTCCGAGATGAAGGCCAACGAGAAGTTCGGTCGCCTGTTCGAGAGCGAAGCTCCCCAGGGCGGTGGCACTCCTCCGGGTGGTGCTCGTCGTCCGAGCCAGCAGCCCGCTGGCGAACGCTCTTCGGTGGACAAGATCGCCGCTGGGCTTGCCAAGGGCCAGGCTCGTTCTCGTGGGGGCTTGCGCCGCTAAAAAAGATGCGCGACAATACGCGCATCAGGAGCGCCTTCGGGCGCTCCGTCAAGGCTCTCCGAGGGTGACCCAGAGGAGGCCGAATCCGAGTGACTCGGTAACTCTGCATCCCGTAACCATCGCCAACTGAAGGAGAGATCCCATGGCATCCGTAACTCTGGTGGAATCCGCCAAGCTGGCACTCGACGACCTGGTCGCCGGTGTCATTGAAAACGTCATCACTGTCAACCGCATGTACGAGATGATCCCGTTCGACGGCATCGCTGGTAACGCCCTGGCGTACAACCGCGAGAACGTCCTGGGTGACGTGCAAGTGGCTGGTGTGGACGCAACCATCACCGCCAAGGCTCCGGCGACCTTCACCAAGGTCACCTCCGAGCTGACCACCATCATCGGCGACGCCGAGGTGAACGGCCTGATCCAAGCCACTCGCTCCAGCGACGGCAACGACCAGACCGCCATCCAGGTGGCCTCGAAGGCGAAGTCCTGCGGTCGCAAGTTCCAGGACATGCTGATCAACGGCACTGGCGCGAACGACCAGTTCGAAGGTCTGATCAACCTGGTGGCTGCTGGCCAGACTCTGGACAACGGCACCAACGGGGCGGCCCTGAGCTTCGAGAAGCTGGACGAGCTGATGGACACCGTGACCGACAAGGACGGCGAGGTCGATTACCTGACCATGCACGCTCGTTCGCTGCGTTCGTTCAACGCGCTCCTGCGCGGCCTGGGCGGTGCCTCGATCGGTGACGTGGTGACCCTGCCCTCGGGCGCTGAAGTTCCGGCCTACCGTGGTGTGCCGATCTTCCGCAACGACTTCATCCCGGTCAACCAGACCGTCGGCACCAGCACCAACTGCACCACCGTGTTCGCTGGCACCTTCGACGATGGTTCCCGTACCCACGGCATCGCCGGTCTGACCGCCGAAGAAGCCGCTGGTATCCAGATCGAGGACGTTGGCGCTTCCGAGACCAAGGACAACTACATCACCCGCGTGAAGTGGTACTGCGGTCTGGCGCTCTTCTCCGAGAAGGGCTTGGCTGCTCTGCCTGGCGTGACCAACTAAGGCTCGCCAGAGCTGAGACGCAAGGGCGAGTCGGGAAACTGGCTCGCCCTTTTTACTAGACAAGGAGAAACTGAGATGGCACATGTAGTTCGAGTTTTCAAGACGGTCGGCTCGTTCGAGGGCAAGAGCGTCGTCCTGGGTGGCTGCCACTTCGTGGATGGCAAGTTCCGCTTCGAAGGTTCCGAGCGCGACGCCGACAACCTGGGCAAGTACCTCCAGCGCTGCTGGCAAGTGGTTCGTGACGACGCCCAGTCGGAGCAGGAAACCGCCGTCGTGCAAGAGCCCGCTCCCGAGGAGATCCCGAACGTCGCCCAGCAGCTGGGCAACGAGCGCCTGGCCGCCGCCCTCCGTCAGCTCGACCCGGAGAACGAAGACCACTGGACGAAGCTCGGCAAGCCGACCATGGCCGCTGTGGAGCAGTTCTACGGTTCCGCCGCTGTGACCCGTGACGAAGTGGAAGCCGCCATCCCCGGCTTCAGCCGCGACGCCGCCCGCGCTGCCAAGGCCGGTGCTGGCGCTGAGCAGGAGTAAGCCATGAGCCGATTCACCGCTGCCCAGATGGCCCAGGCCCGGAAGAAGGGTTCCAAGCCTGCTGCCGCCCCGACCGGCAAGGTGGCGGTGAAGGTTCCTGCCGGTGGCCGCGTCAACATCCGCCGCATCGACAACGGGGTGGTTGCTGAGGTCACCGACTCCAACTGGAACCGCGTCACCGAGGTGTTCGCCTCCGACGCGGGTTCCCTGAACCTGGAGTAACGCCATGGCCTTCACCGTCCAGAACGAGAACGGCACTGTCGCGGATGCCAACGCCTACGTGACCGTGGAGGAGTTCAAGTCCTTCCAGGCCGACCGGGGCGGCAACATCGCGGCCTTCACCGACGACCAGATCGAGAAGGCCATCGTCCGTGCCACCGACTTCCTCGACGCCCGCTACTCCTTCGTCGGAGAGCAGTGGCGGCTGGAGCAGGGCACCCAGTTCCCGCGCCTGCTGTCTGATCGCCCCTACGGGAGCTTCGAGAAGGATCCTAGGAGCGGCCTGCCCCGTGCCCTCAAGCACGCGGCCTGCCTGCTCGCTATGCGCTCTCTAGGGGGCGCTACGCTCCTCCCCGACCCGACCTACAACCCAGGCGGGGCCGTGGTGGCCGTGTCGAAGAAGGTCGGCCCGCTCGAAACCTCCACCCAGTACGCCGCTCCGGGCGCTGGCGCTGCCCCGGCTGCGCCCCAGTACCCCGATGTCGACCTGCTGCTGAAGAACGCCAAGCTCCTGGGCTCAACGCTCAGTCGCCGCGTCATGAGGGGCTGAGATGAGCGCCTTCTACGAGGAAATGGCCCAGGTGGCCCAGGAGATCCTGGCCGAGTTCGGTCGGGATCTGACCATCGTGCATGAGAGCGGGGAAGTTCGCGACCCGGTCACTGGCAAGGTGACACCGGGGGCCACCCAGCAGCAGACGCTGAAGGCTGCGACCCTGCCTGTGAACGAATCCACCAACTCCTTCGACATGACGTTCTTCGAGGGCATCGGAGCCGGGGCGATGGTGCGCTACGCGCTGATCTCCGTGGTCGGCCACACCTTCGTCCCGACCGTGGGGGACAAGACCTCCTTCGACGGCTCGAGCTGGCGCTTCCTGGGCTGCACCCCACTGAACGTGGATGGCACCCCGGTGGTGTTCATGGCTGGCCTCCAGGAGGCTTGAGATGGCCTTCCGACGGGATGTTCAGGACTGGACGAAGAAGGCGCTCGACAAGCTCGACAAGACCCGTCGTGCCTCGGCCCTTGAGCTGTTCCGCCTGATCATCCTGTCCACCCCTGTCGACAACGGGATGCTGATCAACAACTGGCGCACCCAGATCAACACGCCGAACACCGGCTCCCGACAGGCGCTGAGCACAGTCGGGGCGGACTCGCTCCAGGAGGCTCAGAAGAACCTGGGCAAGCTGGAGGACACCGTCTTCTTCACCAACAACCTTCCGTACGCCTACCGCATCGAGTTCGACGGCTGGAGCCGCTACAAGGCTCCCCAGGGCATGGTGCGGAAGAACGTCGCCCGGTGGGATCAAATCGTCGCCGCCAAGGCTAAGGAGTACATGAGATGAGCGAATCCAAGGCCGTCTCCGCCGTCATGACCAAGGTGCAGACCGCCCTCGGCTCTGTGCCCCTGGCCGCAGAGAACCAGCGGTTCCCCGAGCTACCCTCCAACGGCCTCTGGGCCGCCGCGTTCCACCTCCCGGTGGGGTGCCGCCCAGCCACCCTGGGTGCTGAGGGCTACGACCGGCTGGAGGCCATCACCCAACTCGACTTGAACGCCCCACTGCAGAGCGGCACGTTCGAGCTGAGAAAGCTCGCCGACGAGGTGCGCCAGCACTTTACTGCGGGGACTTCCCTGACCTATAATGGCCAGGAAGTGAGAATCCGTTCCTGTGAGACATCGCCGGGGCGGGAAGTTGATAACTGTTATCGTGTGAGCCTCTCGATCGAGTGGTATTCGCACATCAATCGCTAAGGAGAAATCACATGGCTAACGGTTCTCGCCATTCCATGCGTTACGTCGCGGAGTCCTCCTATGGAGTGACGCCCGCCACCCCGGCATTCAAGCCGATCCGACACACCGGCACCACGCTGGCGCTGACGAAGGAAGCCCTCCAGTCGGAGGAAATCCGCAACGACCGCCAGATTGCTGACTTCCGGCACGGTGCCTTCCAGACTGGTGGCGACATCAACGTCGAGCTGAGCTACGGCTCCTTCGACGAGCTCCTGGAAGCCGTCCTGTGCGGCACCTGGGCCGCCGACACCCCGGCCCTGGGCACCGACCAGCTGAAGGCTGGCATCGAGCGCCGCTCCTTCATGATCGAGCGCCACTTTGGTGACCTGCTGACCGCCCAGAAGCCGTACCACCGCTTCACTGGCGTGGAGTTCAACACCCTGGCCGTGGCCGTGGCTGCGAACGCCATGATCACCGCCACCCTGGGCGTTGTGGGTCAGGGCTTCGAGACGGATACCGCCCAGATTGCTGGTGCGACCTACGCCACCGCCACGACCACCTCCCCGCTGGACTCCTTCACCGGAAGCCTGAAGGAAGCCGGTTCGCTGATCGCTGTCATCACGGAGATCCAGCTGAATGTGGAGAACGGCCTGGAGTCCCGCTTCGTGGTTGGTTCCAAGCAGTCGATCCGCCCGTCCATCGGTCGCTCCAACGTCTCGGGCACCATCACCGCCTACTTCGAGGACTCCACCCTCCTCGACAAGTTCGTGAATGAGACCGAGTCGAGCATCGAGTTCGAGCTGCCCGACGGTGCCGGTAACAAGCTGATTTTCAAGCTGCCCCGCGTGAAGTATAACGGTGGACAGCCGGACGTCGAGGGCGAAGGCCCGATCACCCTGAGCATGCCCTTCCAGGCGCTGCTCGACGCGACGACCGGCACCAACTTGATCATCGAACGGACGCCTGCGTAATGACTAAAAAGACCCAACCCGCCTCCGCTGCCTCTGGCATGGAGGCGTTCTTCACCCGCGAGAAGGCTTCCCTGGGCGTGCAGCTCCCGCTGTACGCTCCCACTGGGGAGAAGACCGAGCACTGGCTCCGCATCCGTGGCATTGACTCCGACGAGTTCCGTGCCGCTGAAGCGGACGCCCGCCGAGATGCCATGCGAGTGGCGGCAATCGAAGACCTGGAGGAGCGTCGCCTGGCCATCCAGGACGCCCAACGAGCGCTGATTGCCACCCTCGTCATCGGCTGGTCGTTCGAGCAAGAGTGCACCCACGACAACGTCATGAAGTTCTTCCGCGAAGCGCCCCAGATCCAGGACGCCGTGGATAAGGCAGCGAGTCGTCGCGCACTTTTTTTCGCGAACGGGTCGAGCGACTCGCCGCCTTCGCAGAGCACCAGTTCCGCCTAGACCTGGTGCCCAAGGGCTCGAAGCAAACGCTCCGGGCCTCTCTGCAGCAAGTCTGGAAGACTCTGGGGCGGAAGCCGAAGCAACTGGCGGAAGCCCCGGAGATGCCCGAGGAACTGGCGTATGTCTGGGAGTGGTACCGCGAAGTATTCTCCGGCCAGCCGCTGACGTTCTCGGAACTGCACCACTGGTCGGTCATGACGGGGAAGCGACTCCTGGGCTGGGAAGCTGAACTGATCAAGTCTATTGATCGAATTTTCTGGAAGGTGCAGCATGACGGACATCGCTCGGCTACAACTAAGAATTGAATCCGTTGAGGCGGAACTCGCCGCCCGACGGCTGAAAGACCTGGACGGGGCTGCCAGCAAGGCGGAGGGCGCGAGCTCCCGCCTGATGGGCAGCTTCACCAAGCTCATCGCCCCGGTTGCCACCCTGGCGACCGCCATGGCAGCCCTCAACAAGCTCGTCTCCGTGCAGCGCGAATTCGACGTGCTGAACGCGGGCCTGCTCACTGCGACCGGCTCCGCCGAGAACGCGGCTGTCGCCTTCGAGGCGCTCCAAGACTTCGCGAAGAACACTCCCTACGGCCTGGCCCAGGCGACGGAAGGCTTCACCAAGCTCGTGAACCTGGGCCTGGAGCCCAGTGAGCGGGCGCTCATGTCGTACGGCAATACCGCCGCCGCCATGGGCAAGGACATGTCCCAGATGATCGAGGCGGTGGCCGACGCCACCACCGGCGAGTTCGAGCGCCTGAAGGAGTTCGGCATCAAGTCCAGCTCCGAGGGCGACCGCGTCAAATTCACGTTCCGAGGTGTCACGACCGAGATCGGCAAGAACGCCGCCGAGATCGAGCAGTACCTGATGGCCCTGGGCGAGAACGAGTTCGCCGGGGCCATGGAGAACCGGATGAACTCCCTGGACGGGGCCATCGCTGGCCTGGGCGACTCCTGGGACGCCCTGTGGCTGACCATCTCTCAGCAGGGCATCGGTGACCTGATCACCGACGCTGTCAACATGGCTTCCGCCGCGCTGGAGGAGCTCACCGCCATGATCGCCTCGGGCGAGATGGAGGGCTACCTCGACGCCATCGGCGCAGCCTGGGGCGGCTGGGGCAGCGACGTCATGGACACGATCGATATCCTGACGAAGCTCTGGAAGGACGCCACCGAGGAGTGGGGTGACGAGGGAGAGTCCGTTGTCAAGTTCTTGATCGACGCCTTCGCTCAGTTTCCACAGAACGTCCGGGCGTTCATTCAGATCGCTGTCGTTGAGGTCGCGTCGTTCTTTGACCGCCTCGTGGCCCGAGCTGCCTACGCCAAGGATGCCATCAAGGCAATCTTCAGTGACGACACCATCGAAGCCGCTGGGCAACGCTACGCCGCCCAGATGGAGGGCATCTACGCCGCCCGCGAGGCCTCGCTGACCGACATCATGCGGGAGCGCGACGTCGACATCCAAGCCTCCCGCGACAAGGCCGCTGCCGCCCGGAAGCTCCGGGAGGAGTACGACCGGGCAGCTGAGGCCCGTCGAGGCACGGGAGACCGCCTAGCACGCTTCCGAACTGGTGCCCAGGGTAGCGGGGAGGGTGCTGGCGATGGCGGCTCCTCCAAGGCTTCTGACGCGGCTGCGAAGGCCCAGCAGCGGGAGTTCGAGAACCTGGTGGCCAGCCTGCGCACCGAGGAGGAGGCAATCGCTGAGTCCTACCGCAAGCGGAAGGAGATCATTGAGCGCAACACCGGGGCGGGGTCTCAGCTCCGCTCCGACCTGATGGCTCGTCTCGACAAGGACAACGCCGACCAGCTGGCCCGCCTCCAGGAGCAGCAGAACAAGGAAGTGGAGAGCCTCCGCTCCCAGCTCTTCACGGAGGAGGAGGCAATCCAGGAGTCCTACAACCGGCGGATGCAGATCATCGCTGAGTCGAAGAGCCTGGACGCCTCCAGTCGCGCTGAGATGGAGCAGCGTGTCGCCGAAGAGCGCGAGAAGGCGCTGGCGGGGCTCGAGCAGCAGCGCCAGCGGGAGCGCGACTCCCTCTACAACGGCCTCCTGACCGAGGAGGAGATGCTGGTCCAGTCCTTCGAGCGCAAGCGCCAGCAGATCTCCAGAGCGGAGGAGATCACGGAGCTGGAACGCCAAGACCTCCTCCGCCGCCTCAAGCAGCAGTTCGACGACGAGATGCAGCAGGCCGAAATGGCCCGCACCCAAGCTCTGCTCACCTCCGGGGAGCAGCTGTTCGGCGGTCTGGCGGGCCTTGCCAAGAGCTACGCTGGTGAGCAGTCCAGCGCCTACCGGGCACTGTTCGCGGTCAGCAAGGCGTTCTCCGTGGCCCAGGCGGCCCTGTCCATCTCGACCGGCCTGGCCAAGGCTCAGGAGCTTGGCTTCCCGGCCAACCTCGCTGAGATGGCACGGGTGGCCGCCACCGGGGCTTCCATCCTGGGCCAGATCAACGGGGCGAACTTCGCGGGTGCCTACGACCAGGGCGGGCAGATTCCTGCAGGCAAGATCGGTCTAGTGGGTGAGTATGGCCCAGAGCTGATTCGTGGCCCCGCCACCGTCACGGGCCGGGTTGCTACCGATCGTAAGCTGCGCGAGAATGGCGGACAGGATAGTGGGCCTGCGCCCGCACCCGTCGTCAACGTGCGCAATATCAACGTCCTCGACCCGGCTGTGGTCGGAGACTACCTCGGCACTGACGAGGGAGAACAACTGATCATGAACGTGGTCCAGCGCAACCAGCGCGGCCTGGGCTTCTAAGGAGAAAGCATGGCAAACGAAGTCGGAACCGCCGCCAACCTCGAAGACCTCTTTGGCAAGATCGTGAGCTTCTTGACGACCAGCCCCGCGCTGGTCGCAGCGAACCAGGACTGGGAGGTCTTGCGGGTTCGCCGAGACAACGTAGCTGTCACCACGAACAATCTGTTCGAGCCTTCCACGGCTACCCACCGGAAGACGTTCCACACCTTCCGCTACGACAACCGATCGATCAACACCAGCAGTCCGACGGCTTCCCTGGACAGCCACTTCTACTCCTCTGGGTTCGTAGCAGGAACCTCCTTCGTCCAGTGGCAGCTGAAGGTGGCAAAGGAGGTCAAGAGTGTCCGGTTGCGATGCCCAAGAACCACCACAAGCACCTACGTCAACTCAATGATCCGGAACTTCCGGCTCCAGTGGTCTGACGACGGCTCTTCCTGGACGACGGCCCTGACTGTCAACTCTTCTCCCGTATATTCGGTCGGCGAGGAAAAGATCTGGCCTGTGAGCGGGACTCCGGGGGCGCATGCCTACTGGCGGATCGTCATTGACTCTGTGCCGAGCGGCTCAGCCGTGGGCTGGGACAGAATGCTGCTCCTGACCGACTCTGGGGAGGTGGCAAACCACTTTGGCTCCGAAGTCATCCTCAGGGCTCCTGGGAACTCTGGGTCGGAATCCATCTACGTCGGCATCCGCTCCGAGTACGACGAAGGGGCTGGGTGGCACAACCTGTTCCTGAACGGATACACGGGCTTCGACCCGAACGAAGAATCCTGGTTCGACCAGCCGGGCGCTCTCCCTGGATTCGGCCAGAGCTACACCTACGCGGTGCCCATGGTGCCGTGCTGGAACGCTGCCATGCCGTACTGGTTCGTCGCTTCCGGGCGCTCGTTCCGCTTCGGTGTGAAGGTGTCCACGAACTACGAGGGAGGCTACCTGGGCTTCATCCTCCCCTATGCCACTCCGGGCCAGTACCCGTATCCGCTGGCCGTGGGAGGCTCCCTCGTTCCCCAGGAGACGCTCCGCTCCGCCGAGTGGCGGTACTCCTACGCCAACTGGCGACACGGTGTCTATCCAGGGCCGGGTGCCCCCAGCGACCCGACCTCGGAGAACCGCTGGGCCACGCTCTACCTCCGCAACCCGGACGGGGAGTGGGGTTACTTCGCCAACAGGCCCAACTCATCCAACCCTGCCCCTGAGCAAGTTCAGAGCCCGGACGTATCCCTCTCCGCGCCCTACACGCCCACTTCCGGCTCCGGGTGGCGGGCCGTCTGGCCGCACTGTGTCAACGACCTCTGGAGCGGAGGATGCCGCCCGTACCGCGAGTGCCTGGGCGGGGGCTACATCCTCCAGCCTTGCATCATGCTGCAGCGCGGCCCCTACGTTGCCGTGTTCGGGGAGCTCGAGGGAACCTACGCAATCAGTGGATACCAGAACGCCGCTGAGAACACCACCACCTGGAACGGCAAGACCGTTGTGGTCTTCCAGAACGCTTACCGCAACACCGTCCATGAATTCTGGGCGCTGTCGCTCGACTAAGGAGAATCCTGATGGCATACGAAACGGGGACGTCCTCCAACGTCAATGACCTCCTGGACAAGTTCCGTCTCTTCGCGGTCTCCCAGGGGTGGTCAGTCAATCGTTGGGTCACAGCCGGTGCCGGGCGAGAGCTCTGCATCCAGAAGGGCAGCGCCTTCTACAACTTCCGCTCCTGGAATAACGAGAGCATGCTGGTCAACGGTACGACAACTGCCGGCAAGTACGGAATCACGATGAATGGCTCCGACGGCTACAGCACCGCCGGGGTGCATGTCCAGCCGGGGTACCCGGTCAGGAATAGCTCCACTGGGGGCAACCAGTGCGTCACGCTGTTCCCGCTCGTCACCACGACCGGGCCGTTCCCGGCCTACCACTTCTTCGCGCCGGACGACAAGACCCTCTATGCTGAAGTGGAAGTAACCACTGGTGTCTTCCAGCGGTGGGGCTGCGGGAGCCTCGATCTCTTCAACCCGGCTGCCCCTGGGGGTGGTCGGTTCATCTACTCGATGGCTGGCCAGCACATTGACGCTGGCACGAGCTCCAGCTCGGCCTTCTTGAACAACGACGCTGACGGCACCCACACCTGCGAAATGGTGCCATTCCGGGGAGCCGACATTGCAGCCTCCAACACAACCACTGGAACCTCCGCCCGGAGGAGCGCCTCCATGGTTCGGGTTCAGTTCGGATCGTTCGACAACTGGGCAGGCTCCGGAAGATCGGTGAGCACAGCGGACGGGCTGAACATGGCCTGCCAGGGCGGTGGAATCCATGACAAGATCCTTCGTGAATTCAGCCCGAATCCACTGAACGGCATCGGTCTGCTGCTGCCGAACATCGTGAGCCTCAACATCGGGGACGAGTTCTTGAGCCCGATCGGGGTAGTGCCTGGCATTCGATTCATGGACATGTCAAACTACCTTCCGGGGGACGAATTCACTATCGGCTCGGACGTCTGGAAGGTCTTCCCGTGGTACTCGAAGGGTGGAATCGGCTACAACCGAGGCATCGCCTATCTGAAGGTGACCTAAATGGCTGTCATCGAGACCTTTGCGCTGGTGGGGCCGCTGGAGAAGCGGCCTCCATCCGTCCAGTTCTCCCCAGAGCTGAGCGAGTTCGGAGCCTTGGACAACTCCCCGCCGAACGACCAGTACACCCCCACGAGCGAAGCCTTCGTCCAGGTACAGGACAACCTACCCATCTCTGAGCTGGGCCTCAGCTCGCCCTCCTGGCGGATGCCTTCGTTCCTGGACGATTACTACTATCGTGTCCACGTCCTGCCGGGCATCATCGAACTTGGCAACCTGCTGTCCGCCCAGGTGAGGCAGGTGGAAGTGTGGTCGGCCTACTTCGAACCGCAGCTCCTCTCCAGCCTTGTCTCGGTGGACACGGACGGGATCAACCTTGGGCAGCCTGCCGTCCCGCCGACCTACTTCGCCGCGCTGGAGTCGCGCACCTACTCCCTGAGCATCAGCACGAACGGCGCTCCTGTCATCAACGCGAAGTACACATTCAACTTCCCGGATGACAAGCCAACGCTGAGAGTCACGGGCCGTCGCGTGGTGGTCTGGCCCTTCATGCCACAGACCAAGCACCGGGAGACGCTGGAGTGGCTCACAGACGTCATCCCCTCGTTCAACAACGAGCAGCGCCTGGCCCTGCGGACGGCTCCTCGGCAAGCCTTCACCCACGAGTTCCAGCTCGACACCTATCAGTTCAGTCGGGCGAAGGCAATCGCCACCCAGTGGGCCCACCGGGTCTATGGCATCCCCGTCTGGGCTGAGCTGACTCGGGTCGGCCCGTTGGCCCAGGGCACCACGGAGATCCTGGTGGACACGACGGTGGCAGACTACCGGGCCGAGGACATCATCATCATCTGGCAGGACGACGCCAAGAACTCCGCCGTCGAGATCGGCGCTGTTCTGCCCGACCGGGTGCAGCTCAAGCTCCCGCTGGGCAGCTCCTATCTGAACGCCTACGTGGCTCCGCTACGCTTCGCTCGGGCTCCCTCGGGCGTGCAGTTCAAGCGTTCCAACAGCGACTTCACGATCGCCTCCGCCGAGTTCCGGGTGACGGCCAACAAGGACTTGGGCGGCTCCATCGGCCTCCCGCAGTACCGGGGAAAGGACGTTCTCACTGACCGAACTGTCCTGGTCGAAGATCTGAACGAGCGCATCTCTCGCTCCATCGACCAGATGGACAACGGCTCCGGGCCGATCTCCGTGGACATCAAGACCTCCTGGGTGGACAGCGCCAAGTCGATCACGTTCGACCTCCTCGACCGCCAGGAACGCTGGCGAGCCCGCCGCTGGCTGCACTCGCTCCGTGGCAAGCAGCGTGCGTTCTGGCTGCCGACCTGGAACCGGGACTTCATCCTGCTCGAGGACGTTGGCCCGACAGCAGCCGCACTGACCGTCCGCCCCGTGGGCTACCCGCTCTACTACGGGGTCAAGGACATCATGGTCCAGCTCAAGAACGGCACCCAGGTGTTCTCCCGAGTGCTGAGCGGAGCCACCGACCCGAACGGGAACGAGGTTCTGGCGCTGGAAGGCCCGGTGGGTGTCGGCTTCCTGGCGTCCGAAGTAGAGTTCATCTGCTTCCTGTCCCACGTGCGCCTCAACTCGGACAGGATCGACATCCGCCACGACTACGCCGGGCGAGCAGTAACCTCGATCCCGGTGATGGAGACCCCTGAATGACATATCAAACCTTCGAGGAATCCCTCGAGCTCGGAACCCCGGTCGAACTCTACGAGTTCGTCCAGGGGATCCAGCGCTGGAACTACATCAGCGGGGCGGAACCTATCGTCCGCCTCGGCCAGACCTACACGCCGATGCCCGTCTCCAGGGCCGGGGTGAAGCAGAGCGGGGACGTCTTCAAGGACTCTCTCAAGCTGAGCTTCCCCAGGGACGACGCCTTCGCCAGCCAGTTCCTGGGCTTCGCACCAGAGGACGTGACCACGGTGACTGTCCTTCGGGGCCACTATGGTGACCCCGACGAGGAGTACGTTGTCTACTGGAAGGGCCGCGTGGTGGGGGCGAAGGCTGCTGGCAACCAAATCGATGTCGAGTGTGAATCCGTCTTCACCTCCATCCGCCGCCCCGGCTTGCGGGCCAGGTTCGAGTACGGCTGCCGCCGAACGCTCTACCTGAAGGGCTGCAACGTCAACAGGGAGCTCTACAAGCTGGAGGGCCAGGTGCTCTCTATCGCGGGCGGGCTCGAGGTGACGGTTGCTGGCTCCGGTAACAAGCCTGCCGGATACTTCACCGGGGGCATGCTCGTGACGCCTGACGGTGTGGCCCGCTTCCTAACGAACCACGTGGGCGACAAGGTCACCATGATGAGACCCATCAATGGTCTCGTTGGCGGAACGACCGTTTCCCTATATCCTGGGTGCGACCACCTGAGAGATACTTGCCAGAACAAGTTCAACAATCTCGACAACTTCGGCGGGTTCCCGTTCATTCCGTCCAAGAACCCCTTCGGGGGCAGTTCGATCGTATAGGAGAAGAACATGGCGTGGATCGCTGCTATTTTCTTCGTCGTCGGCCTGGTCGTGGCCTTCACCATGACCCCGAAGCCGGAGTCCCGTCCGCCAGCCGGGCTCGACGAAATCCAGGCTCCGACCGCCGAGGTGGGCCGGGAGATCCCAGTCCTGTTTGGCAGGCGCAAGCTGGAGGGGCCGAACGTCGTCTGGTATGGGCACCTCCGGACAGTCGCCATCAAGAAGAAAGGTGGAAAGAAATGACGGAAGACGTTATCGTGAAGATGGAGGACATGCGCTCCCTCCGGTACTGCTCCCGTGGAGTCCGGGAGTTCTTCGAGCGTCACAACCTTGACTACTCTGGCTTCCTGCTGCACGGCATCTCTGGCAAGGAGCTGCTGAGCGCCTCGGGCAACGACGCAATGGCAGCAGCCGTGGTGGAGGTGGCCCATGGGCGGCAGCAGTAAGTCCGTCACCGTCGGGTACAAGTATTACCTCGGGATCCACATGGTTCTCTGTCACGGGCCAGTGGACAAGGTCACCCGGATCGACGTGGACGAGAAGGTCGCCTGGTCTGGGAACGCGACTGGTGGCCCCATCAATGTCAATTCCCCAGACCTGTTCGGCGGGGAGAGCCGCGAGGGCGGTGTCAGCGGTAGGGTGGATATCGACATGGGAGGCCCAACCCAGGGGAGGAACTCCTACCTCCAGGGCCGACTCGGGAGCGACATCCCCGCCTTCCGAGGAGTCCTGAGCGCCGTCCTGAACCAGGTGTACGTCGGCCTGAACCCCTACCTGAAGCGGTGGGCCTTCTGGGCCAGCCGCATTCACGTCCGCCAGGACGGCATCCCCCAGTGGTACGACGCGAAGTCCGAGATCAACGGGGACATGAACCCCGCCCACATCATTCGGGAGTGCCTGACCGACCCCGACTGGGGCATGGGCTACCCCGAGTCCGAGATAGACGACGCCTCCTTCCAGGCCGCCGCTGACCAGATGTTTGCCGAGGGCATGGGCATGTCGCTGCTCTGGGATCGCTCCGTTGTCCTGGAGGAGTTCATTCAGCTCGTCCTGAAGCACATCGACGCCTCCCTCTACGTGGACAGGGTGAGCGGCAAGTTCTGTCTCAAGCTCGTTCGCGGGGGCTACAACCCAGGCACACTGCTCGTCCTCGACGAGAGCAGCGTGGAGAAGGTCACCGACTTCAAGCGGAGCACCACCGGGGAGCTCGTCAACTCGGTCACGGTCATCTACTGGGACGCCTCCACCGGGAAGAACGGTTCCGTGACCGTCCAGGACATCGCGCTGGCCTCGCTCCAGCAGGCGACCATCGGCACCACGAAGCAGTTCCCAGGCTTCACCAACGGCACCCTAGCGACCCAGGCCGCCTCCCGCACTCTGAAGGCGCTCTCCACCCCTCTGGCCAGCGCGACTATCTACGCCAACCGGAAGGCCGCGAGCCTGAACGTGGGAGATGTCTTCGTGCTGAACTGGCCCAGGTTCGGGGTGTCCCAGCTCATTATGCGGGTGGTGTCCGTGGAACTGGGCTCGCTCGACAACAACGTCGTGAAGGTGAAGGCCGTCGAGGACGTCTTCGGGCTGTCCAACGCTGTCTACGCCCCGCCGCCGCCCAGCGGGTGGCAGAACCCCAACAGCCCCCCGGCTCCGTGCCCGTACCACCACGCAATCGAGGCTCCCTTCTGGGAGCTGGCACAGCGGGTGGGAGAGATGGAGGCCCGGAACGTGCCATCGACAGCCGGGTATGCTGTGGTGACGGGTGTGAGGCCGTCGAGCGACGCCACCAACGCCAAGCTCTTCACGAACCCGACCAACGCCGCCTGGGAGGAGGCCGGCACAGCCGACTTCTGCCCGACAGCGGTGCTCTCCGCCGTGGTCTCGCCGAAGGACACCGTCTTCGCTATCACCGAGGGAGTGGATCTCGACAACGTCCAGCCGAACACCTACGCGGCAATCGGCTCGGAACTGGTTCGGGTGACCGCAGTGTCTGACACCTCCCTGACCGTGGGTCGTGGTGTTCTTGACACTGTGGCGACTACTCACCCACTCGGCACCCGGATCTTCTTCTCGGACGCCTTCTTCGAAAGTGACGCGCTGGAGTACGCTGTCGGCGAGACGGCCCGGCTTCGCCTGCTGCCCAGCACTGGGCAGGGAACTCTGGGCATCAACTCGGCGACAACCCAGAACGTGCCAATCGTCGGTCGTGCCTACAAGCCCTATCCTCCGGGGCAGCTCCGGATCAACGGGCAGCAGTACCCGGACAGTGTCCGTGGAGACCAGAACATCAGCGTCTCCTGGGCGCACCGAGACCGACTCCAGCAGACAGCCACCCTGGTCTCCGAGGAGGCGGGCAGCATCGGCCCAGAGGCCGGAACGACCTACACCTGCCGCCTGCTGACCTCGGGCGGCAGCGTGATCGCCACCCACTCCGGGCTGACTACGACATCAGACACCTTCACCCTGGTGGAGATGGGCGCGAACTACGGCAGACTTCGGATCCAGCTCTGGTCTGTGCGAGACGGATCCCAGAGCTTGCAGACCCATGACTGGGAATTCACCCGCTCCGGCTACGGAAGCGGATACGGCTACTCTTACGGAGGTGTTTGATGCCTGCATCTACTGAACCACGCAGCGGCCTCAGCTTCGGCTGGAGCCTTGGGGAAAACAACTGGAACACGGGGATGGACGCCAACCTGCTCTCGCTGGGCAGGTTCGCCTACCACCTGTCCGTCAAGGACAGGAACCTTTCCGCCCCACCGGGCAGCCCAGTGGCTGGTGACACGTACATCGTCGGCTCGTCTCCCTCGGGAGCCTGGGCGGGCAAGGCGAACCAGGTGGCCGTCTGGTCTGGCACCGCTTGGGTGTTCGGCGTCCCCAGGACTGGCTGGGTGGCCTACATCGAGGACGAGCAGGTGCTGTCGGCCTTCAAGGGCAGCTCCTGGTCGGTCGGGGTCTCCATCTAACCTTGCTCGACAAGCTCCCGGCAGCGTAAAATGACCACCCAGACTCACACAAGTTTGGGAGGCCGTGATGGCTGATGATCAGAACGTCGCCGTGGAGCTTGCCCAACTACGAGAGCAAGTCAAGGCAATCGGGGAGAACGTCTCCTCGATCAAGGCAACGATGTCCACCATCGTGACGCTTGAGAAGACCCTGGCCGAACTGGCCATCTATTCCCGCCAGACCCAGAACGACGTTCGTCTCCTGTGGGAGCGAGCCGAGGAAAGCAACGCCCGGCAGACCGCGCTGGCGCGAGACCTCTCCGCCGTCCGGGACGAAGTCCGCCAAGAAATCGACTCCACCGATCGCAAGGTCGAAGCCTGGATCAACCAGGCCAAGGGTGCCGCCTGGTCTTCCGGCATCATCCTGGGTGTCGTGCAGGTGGTTGTCCTTTCCGCCGTCGCCTGGGTATTCACCAACGTCACCACTCTCCGGGAGCAGGACACGATTCAGAAGATCCAGATCCAGCGCCTCGAAGAGCAGCAACGGAAGGAGACTGAACGATGAAAGACCTCCCTTGGATGGTGGAAGCCCGCAAGTACATCGGCCTCGCCGAGGTTGCTGGGCCGAAGCACAACCCGACGATCCTGGGCTGGCTCCGCGACCTGAAGGCGTGGTGGGCCGAGGACGAGACCCCGTGGTGTGGAACCTTCGTGGCGACCGTGCTCCGGGTGTCGAACCGCCACATCGTCAAGCACTGGTACCGGGCGCTGGCCTGGCGCGAGGGCGGAACGCTCCTGTCGAAGCCTGCCCACGGCTGCCTTGTAGTCTTCAGCCGCGCCGGAGGAGGCCACGTGGGCTTCCTGGAAGGCGTGGACAGCCGGGGCAACTTGATGGTGCTGGGCGGGAACCAGGGCAACCGCGTCTCTGTCGCCCCGTTTGACCCGAAGCGGGCCGTGGCATTCGTGTGGCCCAGCAGGGCGGACGGCACCCCGTCGCTGCCCTACCCCGAACGATACGAGCTCCCAGTCCTCAAGAGCTACGGGAAGCTGAGCACCAACGAGGCGTGAGAAGCTGACACGAGCTTCGTTGTCCACAACCGAGAAGGAAGACATCATGACGAAAGTTCCACTGATCGAGAACTGGAAGCAGTGCTGGAAGCTGCTGAGTGTCCAACTGGCGGCCCTCCTGGGGCTGCTCGACGTGGCCTACGAGTACCTGCCCGCGCTCCAAAGCTACCTCCCGGAAGGGTGGGTGCGATGGGCCGCCCTGGCAATCATCGTTGGCCGCATAGTGAAGGTGAAGGTGAAGTATGAACCTGATGACGGCAAAGGCTAGGCTCATCGTCTCGCTGCTCGTCGGAACGGCCATCGCCCTCACGACGTTCTTCCTCGTCCGAACCTACGAGGAGAACAAGTGGGGGCGAGTCGTGTCCGAGCTCCGAGAGGAGCAGGAGCGCGAGCGCCGCACTGCCGCAGAGGCGCTGGCCCAGGAGACCGGGCGGGTGCTGGAACTGCAGCAGCGACTGAACGAAGCCGCCCAGGCAGCCGACCTGGGCCACAAGGAGAAGGAAGATGAAATCGACCGCCTGGAGGCTGACAATCGCCGCCTCGCTCGTGAGCTTGGTGGGCTGCGCGACCCAGGGCACCGCCCCGCCGCCCGTTGTGCTGCCTCCTCAGCCGAAGCCGGTGGTGCCGGTGGCGCTCCAGACCCCGCCTCCGACGGGCGACTTTCAGACAAGGCTTCGGAGTTTCTTCTTGCAGAAGCCCGACGAGCCGACGAAGTAGCGAACTGGGCAGGCACCTGCTGGCGCTGGCTGCAGGGCCAGGGGCTGGTGAAGCCCTAGGGCCGCCTAGGAGCACCTAGGAGGCGCTGGAAGGCACAGGGGCAGGCCACCGCCCCGGTGCCGTTGCCCAGGGCGCTCTCGGGGCGCTGCAGGCCCGGCTGCCAACCCAAGTCGCGGAGGAGCCGAACCTAAGTCGCCCAGGAGCCGCCTCCGACTCCCCGGCTCGAGTTACGCTAGTGGCCTTGCCTTTTCTAAAGTCGCCGCAAACCCGCGCCAGCACAGGGCTAAAAGGGTGGCGACTCTAGTTACTCCTCTTTCTTTAGATAGAAAGAGAGATTAGAGTATTACTCCTAGGACGCCTGCTAGGAGCCCTACTGGGCAATACGCAAGCAAAAGCGGGCCAAAAGCCTAGCGTTTTGCAAAGCACCCGAGCACCTCAAGTAACTCGAGTCGGACGGGCGCAAACCCGCGCCAGCACAGGCTCCTGGCCGCCTTGGGGTGTTTTGCGAACCTAAGTCGCTTCGTAAGTGATTGCCCCAGCCCTCCCTGGGCTGCACAATACCGGCTGAAGAAATGGAGCCACCTATGAAAGAATACGTACCCAAGACGAAGCCCTTCCGCCACCAGGCGGAGGAGTTCGAACTCAGCAAAGACCTCCCCGCCCGCGCCATCTTCTGGGAGCAGGGAACCGGGAAGTCCAAGATCACCATCGACACTGCGGGCCACCTGTACGCTTCCGGGAAGATCGACTGCGTCGTGGTCGTCGCCCCGTCCGGGGTGCATCTGAACTGGGTGACCGACGAGATCCCAACCCACCTCCCCGACTGGATCCGGGCCGAGCTCTGCACCCACGTGTACAGCACCGACCGCGCTCCAACTAAGGCCCATCAGGCGGCCTGCGAGCGGCTGCGCAAGCACAAGGGGCTGGCGTTCCTCGCCATCACCTACGACGCGGTGAAGACCCAGCGGGCCAAGGAGCTGCTCTGGGCTCTCCTCCAGGAACGCAAGGTGCTCTACGTCGCCGACGAGAGCCAGCGCATCAAGACCCCGAAGGCCGAGCGCACCCAGGTAGCGGTGAAGTCGGCCCAGTACGCCCCGTACCGCCGCATCCTCTCGGGCACCCCGATCGCCCAAGGGCCGTTCGACGTCTTCAGCCAGGTGCAGTTCCTCGACGGGAAGTTCTGGGAGCGCCACGAGCTGGCACCCTTCACCGTCTTCAAGTCGCACTTCGGCATCTGGAAGAAGCAGAAGACCGCCGGAGGCCGCCAGTTCGACATGCTGGTGAGCTACCGCCGCCTCGGGGAGCTGAACGAGCTCCTGGGCACCATCAGCTCCCGTGTCACGAAGGAGGACGTGCTCGACCTGCCGCCCAAGCTCTACAGCAGGCGCTACTTTGAGATGACCCCGGAGCAGCGCCGGATCTACGAGTCTCTCAAGAACGAGTTCATGGCTCTCATGCTCGGCACCGGGCCGTGCTCCAACTGTGGCGGCACCGGGCGGGCGGAGTACGATGGCTTCGAGGGCGAGTGCCCGACCTGTGAGGGGACGGGAACCGCCCTGGGCGGCATGGTCTCCGCCCAGCTGGCCATCGTCCGCCTCCTGCGCCTCCAGCAGGTTCTCTGTGGGTACGTGCCCGTGGAAACCTTCGAGGAGGGCAAAGAACCTGAGCTGGTCGAGCTGGAAGGTGGCAATCCCCGACTTGCTCTTCTTGCGGACATAGTCGAAGATCTGCCCCACCAGTTCATCGTGTTCGCCCGCTTCCGCCGCGACATCGACCTGATCATGAGAAAGATGCAGGAGCTGAAGATCGAAGCGGTGCGGTACGATGGAGCTCTCGACGAGGACGGTCGAGCCGCCTCCAAGAAGGCGTTCCAGGAGGGCCGAGCCCAGGCGTTCGTAGCGAACCCTGCCGTGGCCTCCGAGGGGCTAACTCTTGTCGGTGCCAAGACCGTCGTCTACTACAACAACAGCTTCAAGCTGACGGAGCGCCTGCAGTCGGAAGACCGGGCTCACCGCATCGGGCAGACCGACCCGGTGTCGTACATCGACCTGGCCTGCCCGGAGACGGTGGACATCGCCGTGATCGACGCGCTCCGAAACAAGTTTGACGTTGCCTCCCAGATCACGGGAGATCGACTGAAGGAGTGGCTACATGAATGAAGCCAAGAAGGGCCGCGTGTTCGTGGTCCAAAAGACAATGCGCTGGGACGCCCAGAAGGGCGAACTGGTGCCCAAGTTCGACCTGACCCCGGCGGAACGCCATGGGCAGATCGAGTACCTGCTGAGTCCGACCGCCAGCCCGTTCCGCCCGGACGCGCTCCTGGACGAGCTGCACGAGAAGCTCAGCACCATCACCGAGGACGACTGCCTGCTGCTGGTGGGCAACCCGGTGCTGATCGGGATGGCTGTCGCCATCGCTGCCGACTACACCGACGGGGACGTCCGTGTCCTCCAGTGGAGCGGCAAGAGCGGAGAGTACCTCCCGATCAACATCCGGAACCTGTTCTCACAATGAAGTATCCGGCTTGCTTTGTGATTGCGCCCTCCTGGGCGAACCGCGAAAATAGCCTGAGTTGAACGAACCCCAAGAACGAGGAAGAAAGCATGAACCAGCAAGAAGACTTCGGTGCCTACGCCGACTACACCCAGGCCCAGGACGACGGCAACGCCCTTGCCGAGCTGAGCCTCCTGGCCGACCGCCAGGCAGAGGCCGCCCTCCGGGTGGCAGAGCTCGAGAAACAACTGGAGGAAGCCCGTGACCGCCTCCGCGACATCTCCGAGCGCCAGCTGCCCGAGAAGATGGACGAGCTCGGCATGGAAGAGTTCAAGACCCGCACCGGCCTCCGCATCCGCATCAAGGAAGCCATCCGCACCTCCATCCCCAAGGCCCGCCAGGCTGAAGCCTTCGAGTGGCTCCGCCAGAACGGCTACGGTGGCCTGATCAAGCGCATCGTCGCCGTCAAGTTCGGCAAGGGCGAGGACGAGGTCGCTGAGAAGCTGGCCCGCGACCTGGCCAACGGCCACGAGGTGGATGACACCGCTTCCGTGCACCCTTCGACCCTCCGCTCCTTCGTGACCGAGCAGCTGACGAACGGTGTAGACCTTCCGCTGGATCTCTTCGGTGTGCACCGCCAGCGCACCTCCGTGATCGAGTAACGAATTCCCGTCACCTGGGCAGTGGTGAGATGGGCAGCTGCCAACGTCTATACGCACCGGGGGACGTTAAACGGCCCGCTGCACTTCAATGAAAGGAGCCTATCATGGCTAAGACTGAAAACGCCGTTACCGAAGCAAAGACCAACCTGCCGTCCGTGGATGTCGACTATGGCGACTACGCCGGTGCTGGTTTTGAGAACCAAGACCGCTCGGACTACTCCATTCCGTTCCTGTCCGTCCTCCAAGGCTTGAGCCCCGAGCTCGAGACGCTGGAGAACGCCAAGCCTGGGCACATCCTGAACAAGGTGACCCAGGAGGTGGCTCCGGGCAAGGATGGCGTGGCGTTCGTTCCCTGCTACACCCAGCACGTCTATGTCGAGTGGGTGCCGCGTGACGCGGGCGGTGGTATCGTCGGTATCCACGAGCTCACCTCCCCGGTGGTGGCCGAGGCCCGCGCCAACGCCAAGGTCGGGAAGTTCGCTCTGGCGAACGGCAACGAGCTGATCGAAACCTTCTACGTCTATGGCATCCTGGTCGGTGCGGACGGTGAGACGAGCCAAGCGGTCATCGCCTTCACCTCCACCAAGATCAAGAAGTACAAGGCGTGGATGACGAAGGCTCGCACCATCCAGATCCGTCTGCCGGACGGTCGCCGCATCAACCCGCCCCTGTTCGCTCACCGCTATCGTCTGAAGACGATCAAGGAAAAGAACTCCAAGGGCGAGTTCTACAACTGGGACGTCACCTTCGACGGTGCCACCGCTGAAGAGTGCCGCCTGGCTCCCTCCAGCGAGCTGTTCCAGGAAGCGGCCCAGGTGATGGAGCTGGTGAAGTCTGGCGCTGCGAAGGCCGACTACTCCACCGAGACTGGTGAGGCCCACGAAGCCGAAGCCGGTGCGGAAGAGTCGGCTGGCGCGAACGGCAAGAAGACTCCGTTCTAACTCGAGGGCTCCGGCCTTCAACCGGGCCGGGGGTGCAAGCCTCCGGCCCATCTTCCAAGTAGAAATGGAGAATCCACGCATGCAGTTCGCACCGCAACAAGACCGCGCCCTCGCCGCTGTCAACAACTGGTTCCGCAACCAGAGCTCACCCATATTCCGCCTGTTCGGCTACGCCGGAACTGGCAAGACCACGCTGGCCCGGCACATCGCCGAGGGCATCGACGGCACCGTTCTCTTCGCCGCCCCGACCGGGAAGGCCGCCTACGTCCTGAAGACGAAGGGCTGCCCGAACACCGGCACCATCCACCAGCTGATCTACACCCCGAAGGAGAAGAGCCAGGCGAAGCTCAAGGAGCTGCAGGCCCGCCTCCTCCGGGAGAAGGCTCGAACCCCAGCACCCATCCAGGCGAACATCCGTGACCTGGAGTACCTGATCGACATCGAGCAGAAGAACCTCCGCCGCCCGTCCTGGAACCTGAACACCGACTCCCTGCTGAAGAAGGCGAAGCTCCTGATCGTGGACGAGTCCTCCATGGTGGACGAGCAGGTGGGAGAAGACCTGCTGTCCTTCGGGGTGCCGATCCTCGCCCTGGGCGACCCCGCCCAGCTGCCGCCCGTCATGGGGGCCGGGTTCTTCACCAAGCAGAAGGCCGACTTCCTCCTGACCGACATCCACCGACAGGCCCGCGACAACCCGATCATCGAGATGTCTCGCATCGTCCGCGAAGGCGGTGCCCTGTCCCTGGGTCGCTACGGGGAGAGCGAGGTGGTGCGCATGGCTGACTTCCAGCGCGACTGGGTGTTCCAGGCCGACCAGATCCTGGTCGGGAAGAACGACACCCGCCGTGCCTACAACCGCCGCATCCGCGAGCTCCGAGGAGCCGCTCAGGCGTACCCGCACCAGGGAGACAAGCTGGTCTGCCTGCGGAACAACCACGACTCTGGCCTGCTGAACGGCTCGCTCTGGACGGTGGAAACCGCGCTCGACTCCGGGGACGGCTTCGTTGCGCTCGAGCTCCTGGGCGAGGAAGGCCAGAGAGTCGCGTCCTCCGCCCACGGCTGCCTGTTCCACGGACAGAACCCCGAGTGGTACGAGAAGAAGGAGGCGGACGAGTTCGACTACGGCTACGCCCTGACCGTGCACAAGAGCCAGGGCTCCCAGTGGGACGACGTGCTCGTCATCGACGAGTGGTTCCGGAACGATCGCCAGCAGTGGCTCTATACCGCGCTGACCCGCGCCGCGAAGAAGGTGCGCGTTGTCAAGATGTGACTGTCCCGACGGGGGTGGCAGGCTAAACTTGACCGCTCCGTCCAGTAACAAGGAGAAGACCAATGTCGAACACGACATCCAACGGTCTGGTGGAGCCGGGGGCCGCCCCGCTGAGCCAGATTGAAACACCAACTGAATCCTACGTCGCCCTCTATCCGTGGGCGGCTGAAATGGCCATCGAGCAGCAGGACATCTTCTGGCCTGCCGAGGAGCTCGGGGTGGAGGAAGACGAAGGCGACTTCCGCACCAAGCTGACCGAAGGCGAGCTGCACGGTGTGCTGACCGCCCAGTCGATCCTGACGCAATACGAGCTGATGATCGGCGGGGTGGAGTTCTGGGGGGGCAAGATCGCCCAGCTCTTCCCGCGTCCCGAGATCCAGCGCATGTGCGCCTGCTTCTCGCACGTGGAGCAGGGCAGCCACGCCCCGTTCTACGACCTGGCCAACAAGGTTCTGGGCAAGGCCACGGACGAGTTCTACACCGAGTGGAAGCGCGACCCGGTGCTGTCGGAGCGAGTTCGCTTCATCAGCGAGAAGGCCGCCTCCAACGACGCCCTGGAAGTGACCGCCGCGCTGGCGTTCTTCGAGGGTGCTGTGCTGTTCTCCAACTTCGCCTACTTCAAGGCGTTCAACAGCCGGGGCTTCAACATGATTCCCCACTTCGTCGCCGGGATCGACGGCTCAGCCAAGGACGAGAACTTCCACTCCCTGGCCTCCAGCCGCCTGTTCCGCCAGTGCAAGGCCGAGCGCACCGCCCTGGGCAACCACACGCCCGAGCAGGAGGAGCGCCTGAAGGGCTACATCCTCCGCATGGCCCAGGACGTCTATGAGCACGAGCTCCGCATCGTCGACATGCTGTTCGCCAAGGGCGGCATCCGCGTCATCACGAAGGACGAGCTGATTCAGTTCATCCAGAACCGTGTGGACGTCGTTCTGTCGTACCTGGAATACCCGCCGCTGTTCGGGGCCGAGAAGGGCGTGGTCTCCGGCTGGTTCTACCAGCAGCTGTCCACCTTCAAATACAGCGACTTCTTCGCAGCCACTCAGCTCCAGTACCGCCGCAGCTGGGCCCAACACAAACTCGTCTTCCAGAAGGAGCTAGCAGATGAATACAGCCGTGCCTGATCAATACGAAGCCTTGAGCAAAGAGCGCAAGCGCCTCCAGGAGCTCGGGCACCTCCCGGACTGGTACATCACTCCGGGCTGGCAGATGGCGAAGGAGAAGTACATCGTTGAAGGCGAGGACGCAATCCGGGGCCGCCACCGCACAATCGCCCGCACCCTGGCCCGCCACCTGAAGGGCCGCGAGGCCGAGTGGGAGGAGAAGTTCTTCAACCTCCTGTGGAGTGGCATCCTGTCGCCCGCGTCGCCCGCCCTGGGCAACACCGGAACGACCAGGGGCATGGTGGTCAGCTGCGCCGGGCAGGTGGTCGGGGACAGCGTGGACGAGTTCTACACCGCCATGCGCGAGACCGCCCTCCTGTCCAAGTGGGGCTTCGGAACCTCCGCCGACTTCTCCGGCATCCGCCCGCGTGGCACCTCCATCAGCCGTGGCGGCAAGGCGAACGGGGCCGTGGAGGTCATTGAGGACTTCTTCACGACTGCTGGCAAGATCTCCCAGGGCGGCAAACGCCGGGGCTCGATCGGTGCCTACCTCGACATCGAACACGCCGACTGGGACGAGGCGGTCGATGGGCTGTCGATGAACCCGAACGGCAAGAACTACGGCTGGATCATCCGCGACTCTTTCATCGAGAAGCTCCTGGCCGGGGACGAGGAAGCCAACCGCCGCTTCACCAAGGCCATCTACACGAAGCTGAAGACCGGCAAGGGCTACATCTTCTGCGTGGACAAGGCGAACCGCCACCGCCCGCAGATGTACAAGGACTTGGGCCTTGACATCGTCGCGACGAACCTCTGCTCCGAGATCATGCTCCACAGCTCCCCGGAGCTGACCTACTCCTGCATCCTCTCGTCGCTGAACCTCCTGCACTGGGACAAGATCAAGAACTCGGACGCCGCCTTCGTGGCGCACGTGTTCCTGGACTGCCTCTGCTCGGAGTTCATCGAGGCCAGCGAGGGCATCCCTGGGCTCGAGAAGGTTCGCGAATTCACGGCCAAGGGCCGGGCCGTCGGCCTGGGCGTGATGGGCTTCCACACCTATCTTCAGTACAACCGGATCCCTTACATCGGCCTACAGGCCCAGTTCCTGTCGAGCGAGATCGCTCAGCACATGCACAACGAGACCCTCCGCGCCAGCCAGTGGCTCGCCCAGGAGTACGGTGAGCCGGAGTGGTGCCAGGGCTACGGGGTGCGCAACACCCACCGGACGGCCTCGGCTCCGACGAAGAGCACCGCGCTGCTCATGGGCGGGGTGTCCGAGAGCTGGTTCCCAGACCCAGGGATGGTGTTCGACTCTGAGTCGGCTGTGGGCGGCCTGCGCCGCATCCCGCCCGCGCTCTACGAGCTGATGGTGGAACGTGGGGTGTACAGCCCGGAGACGGTGCAGGACATCATCGAACACCTGGGCTCCGTCCAGCACGTCAGCTGGCTCTCCGACGAGGAGAAGCTCGTCTTCCTGAACGCCTTCGAGATGGACCAGCGCATTCTCCTCCGCCACGCCTCCCAGCGTCAGCGGTGGATCTGCCAGGGGCAGTCGCTGAACTTCTACGTTCCGGAGGACGGCAGCGAGGAGCTGGTGGCCGAGCTCATGACCCGCGTCCTGCTCGATCCGCACGTCCTGTCCCAGTACTACATCTACTCCCGCTCCGGTGTGGTTGTCAAGGACGAGTGCGTGGCCTGCTCCGCCTGACCGGCTGGGCTGCCCAGGGAAGCGCCTTCGGGCGCTTCTTTTTGACCACGAACTTGCTTAGGGGGCTTGCCTTGTGCTCGAGGTCGGGCATAATGACGTCCATAGGGTCACGAAACGAACCAACCGAATCGTCTCGAACCCGAAGCGGCAGAAAGCAAAAAAGTTTGACAGAACCACTTGCCTTTTGCCTCCGGTTGAACGAGAATGATGTCAAGGGTCGGATGTGACCCGTAACCAGAAAAGGAGCTAACCATGAAAATCGCCGCCACCAACGTCCTGTCCTTCACCGACCTGAGCGACGTTTCCACCGCCGACCTGCTCGCCTTCTACAACGAGCGCACCGGCAAGAACACCACCAAGTTCGCCTCCCGCGCCAAGGGCCAGATGCAAGTCTGGGCTCTGATCGAAGCCGAAGTCGCCGCCGAGCTGGCCGCCATCGAAGCCGCCAAGGTTGCCCCGGCTGCCTCCGAAGAGACCGCTCCGGTCGAGAAGAAGGCCCGCAAGAGCCGTGGCTTCCGCTTCAAGTTCTGCAAGCGCGACACCATCAAGGAAGTCAAGGAAGGTTCCAAGCGTTTCGCCCTGCTGCAGCTGCTGAAGCAAGAAGGTGGCGCGACCTTCGAAGAGTGCATGGCCGAGACCGGCTGGAACCGCAAGGACTGCTACGAAGGCATCCGCCTCCTGCACTACTACGTCGGTTACGGCCTGAACATGGACGAGACCACTGGCAAGATCTGGATCGTCGAGTAATCCCAACCCGGAGGGCTTCGGCCCTCCACCTTCCTCCACCAGGAGTTCTATATGTCAAGAAACTACGAGAAGCTGTCCATTGAAGAGTTCGGTGCCCACCTCCTGGGCACTGTCGACCTGGATCCGATTTACCTGGCCCTGCGCCGCATGGAGCTGCCCGAGGCCCAGCTGAACCGCTGGCTGCTGGCCTACTGGTGCCTGTACAACGGTGGGGAGGCGTCGTACCTCTCCGAGTTCGAGGGCCGCGAGTTCTTCGAGATGCTGAACCACGCCGCTGAGAACGTCCGAGAAGCGCCAATCGGTGGTCGCTGGCCGCGAGGGGCTGAACGTCGCCACTGGCGGGGTGCCCAGGCTACCTCCAGCGTCGAGTACCTCATCGACCGCTACGACGACCGCCCCGAAGACATGGCCGCCTACTGCGCCGGGCAGGGCGGAACCTTCTTGGAGGTCACCAAGCGGGTGCAGGAGCACCGGCTGTTCGGCCCGTGGATCGGCTTCAAGGTGGCCGACATGGTCGATCGCGTCCTGGGCAAGCCCGTCTCCTTCGACAACGCCGCCGTGTTCATGTTCAAGGATCCGTACAAGGCGGCCTGCATCCAGTACGAGGTCAATCCGAACATCCCCGACCACGTGCTGGCTGACGGCTCCGTCGCCCCGCGCAACCGCGAGCTGGTCACCCCGGAGACCGTGCACCATGTGGCCCAGCACCTGATCGAGCACTTCAAGGGCTTCCAGGCTCCGCCGCTGGGCGACCGCCCAGTCAACATCCAGGAGGTCGAAACGATCCTCTGCAAGTGGAAGTCGCACCAGAACGGCCACTACCCGCTGTTCAAGGACATCGTGGAGATCCGCGAGGCCGCCCTGCCCTGGGCCAAGGTGTCCAAGACCGCTCAGGCGTTCTTCGAAGCCATGCCGGAGGTGACGCAATGAAGACCGATGTGATCGTGGTCGGGGCCGGGTTGTTCGGCTCCATCGCCGCCAAGGCGCTGGCCCAGGCTGGCCTGGCCGTTGTGGGTGTGGACGACTCCCGCCCTGGCGCTGGCTCCTTGCCCGCCGCCTGCCTGATGAAGCCGAGCTGGTTCTCGTCGATGGGCAAGGACAAGTTCGAGCCCTCCCTGGAGCTGCTCGATCGCATCTACGGGGTGAAGGACATCTCCTTCAAGGTCGGCCTCCTCCGGGCGACTGTGCACTGGTGCGACCCCGCCCAGATCCTGGGCGACGAGGAGGTTCCGGTGTATCGGGAGAAGGTCACCGCCCTCACCCGCACCAGCTCCGGCTGGGCCGTCTCCCTGGAGGGCCGCGAGGCCGCGCTGGAGGCCCGTAGCGTTGTGGTCGCCGCTGGCGTGTGGACCAGTGAGCTGGTGCGCTCGCAAGCCCTAGGAGGGCTGGTGGGCCGCGCTGGCGTGGCCTTCCGCTGGCAAGACATGCAGCTCGAGGAGCAGTTCATCTCCCCGTGGGCACCCTACCGCCAGACCGTCGGCTTCAACATCAGCCCGACCGAGGTGTGGGTCGGGGACGGCTCCGCCATCAAGCCGGAGAACTGGAACCAGGATCGGCAGAATGTGAGCTACTCCCGTTGCGCCCAGGCAATCGACCGGGCAGGCTTCGGTGACCAGGAGGCGGGCCGCGTGAAGGCGCTCTACGGGATCCGCCCGTACATCGCCGGGGTGAAGCCCTGCCTCCTGGAGGAGGTCGAGCCTGGCCTGTGGGCCTTGACGGGCGGGGCAAAGAACGGAACAATCTCTGCTGGCTGGGCCGCCAGCGAACTCGTGAGGAGAATCAAATGATCGTAGTCCGCAAAGCACTGCCCGAGGAGCACAAGGAAATCCTCCAGGTGGCCAAGCAGTCCAAGTACACGAAGGACTTCTCCAACCAGGTGATGTTCAGCTCCGAGGCCGCCTACAACAAGGGCTGGATCCACGTGGCCGAGCACGAAGGCGAGATCCGTGGCTTCTACTGCATCCGGGAGAAGGTTCGCGCTCCGGAGACTGTCCTGTACTTCATCGGGGTGGCCCAGGAGGCGAAGGGGCTCGGCCTTGGCAAGAAGCTGATCGAGCACATCATGGCGACCACGCGGCACCGCCGCCTGACGCTGAACGTCAACAAGCAGAATGAGGAGGCGCGAGCCTTCTACGACCGCCTGGGCTTCACGGTCGCCGGGGAATCCCTGGGCGGTGAAGGTCTGGCACTTTTTAAGGAGTGGTGAGAAATGGCGAAACAACGAGTAATCAACATCCGTGGAACCTCCGGTTCCGGCAAATCAACCCTGATCCGCCGCCTGGTGGAGCTGTACCCGGAGAAGGAGCCGGTGCACGTGCCTGACCGCAAGCAGCCGCTCTTCTACAAGCTCCGTGGCGACGGCCTCCTGCCGCTGTCCCTCCTGGGCCACTACGAGACCGCCTGCGGTGGCTGTGACACGATCCCCTCAATGGATCGGATCTACGAGCTGGTGCGCGAACGGCTGGCTGAGGGCGACAGCGTCCTGTACGAGGGCTTGCTGATCTCCGCCGAGGTGAATCGTGCGGTGGCGCTGCACACTGACGGCTTCGACCTGACCGTGGTGCGCCTGAACACCCCGCTGGAGCTCTGCGTGGACAGCGTGAATCAGCGCCGCTGGGCGAAGAACCCGGACAAGCCCGGTGTCAACCCCAAGAACACCGAGGCGAAGTTCAAGCAGACCCTGGCCACCTGCAAGAAGCTGGACGCCGCCGGAATCCCGGTGGTCGAGGCCGACCGCGACGGTGCCTTCCACGCCATCAAGCAGCTCCTGGAGGCGTGATGAAGAACGTAGCCGACTTCTTCGGTTACGCCCGGCTCCGGTACGAGATCCACGTCCGCCGCGACGTGGAGCTCCTCCCTGGGCCTTGGACGACCGACCCGACCCTGCAGATGTACCGCTTCTGCAACATCCACCGCGAAGACGACAAGGTCACGACCTGGTTCCGCGACAACATCCGGGGGCCGCTGGCCGACTCCCCGAACGTCCTCCTGGCGACGGTGGCGTTCCGCTGGTTCAACCGCATCGAGATGGGCGAGCTGATGAAGCGCCCAGAGGTTGGGCTGATGGAGGGCCGCTACGACGGGGAAGCCCTGAAGCGGCTGGCGCTGGAAGCCTACCCGAAGGGGCCGTGGACGACTGGTGCCTACATGATCAAGTCGCCCGGTGGCATGAACAAGATCGACGGCCTGAACTGGTGCATCGACAACGTCGCGAAGGACGCCCACCACCTGGCCTGCCGGGTGGAGAAGGGCGAAACGACGATGGAGGGCATGTGGGAGCGCCTGCGCGAGTACCCGTACCTGGGCGACTTCATGGCCTACGAGGTGGTGACTGACCTCCGCTTCACCTCGCTGCTCGACCAAGCGCCCGACATCCTCACCTGGGCTAACCCAGGGCCGGGGGCCGCTCGAGGGCTGGCGCGAGTCCAGGGGCTGCCCATCGACGCCTACAACCGCCATTCTGACGCCGATCGGACGAAGCTGATTGCTGGCATGCAGGAACTCCTGGAACATTCCAAGGACGAACGCCACTGGCCAGCCGACTGGCCGAAGTGGGAAATGCGCGAGGTGGAGCACACCCTGTGCGAGTTTGACAAGTACGAGCGTTCTCGGCTCGGCGAAGGCCGCCCGAAGCAGCTCTTCCGCAGCAACCAGAAAAGGAAGTGACATGAAAGTGATCAAGACCCGCAACGCCCACCAGGCGCTGCCCGAAGCCCTGTACCAGATCCAGCGCGAAGGCGTCCGCCGCGACTCCCGCAACGGCCCGGTGCTGAAGTTCGCCACCCCGGCTGCCATCCAGTACGAGAACCCCGTCGAGCGCGTGGTCTTCTGGGCCGCCCGAGACGCCAACCCGTTCTTCCACCTCGTTGAGTCGCTGTGGATGCTGGCGGGCCGGAACGACGTTGCCTTCGTGGCTGGCTATGTGGCCCGGATGGCGACCTTCTCCGACGACGGCCAGACCTTCCACGGTGCCTACGGCTACCGCTGGCGTCAGCACTTCGGCTTCGACCAGCTGGACGCCATCGTCAAGGCGCTCCGGGCGAACCCGGACGACCGCCGCTGCGTTCTCCAGATGTGGTCTGCTGCCGACGACCTGGGCCGCGATGGCAAGGACTTCCCGTGCAACATCGAGGCCGTCTTCTCGATCAACGAGGGCCGCCTGGACATGACCGTGTACAACCGCTCCAACGACCTCGTCTGGGGTGCGCTCGGGGCGAACTGCGTGCACTTCTCCGTCCTCCAGGAGTACATGGCCGGGCGGATCGGGGTGCCCGTTGGGCAGTACTGGCAGGTGTCCAACAACCTCCACCTGTACCTGGAGACCCACGAGGAGCTGATGGAGAACCTCGCCGCCCAGGCTGCTGACCCGTTCGTCTTCAAGAGCGTGTCCGACCCCTACGAGAAGGGTGTTCAGCCCCATCCTCTCATGACCATCGACCCGGACGCCTGGGAGAGCGAGCTGTTCGACTTCATGGAAGACCCACTGTCCGAGCACGGTGAGCCCTTCCTCGACCCGTTCTTCCGCGAAGTGGCTGTGCCGATGGCCCGCGCTCATGCCGCCTACAAGGCGAACAAGGGCCAGGCCCGCTTCGACCTTGCGCTGGCGGAACTCGCCCACATGGCTGAGTGCGACTGGAAGCTGGCCGCTGAGGAGTGGTTGGCCCGCCGCCACGCCGCCTGGGCACGAGCCCAGGACGACGGTGTGAAGTACTGAGGAGGAACGATCATGGGTTCTATCACGAGCAAGATTGCTGACGAGGAACGCGAAGCCGCCCAGGCTGTGCAGCACCAAGCCAACAAGATCAACCGCCGCGTCCTCGCCGCCCGCGAGGGCGGGAACGTCCTCCGCTGCCACACGGTGCCCCACCACGGCCAGTATTCGGTCGGGAAGCACAGCTACGACGCCCTGAGCCTCCTGCTGCTGCTCCACCCGAACCCGTCCATGAACCTGGTGAAGGCGACCCTCTGGCACGACTGCGCGGAACGCTTCGTGGGCGACATGCCCGCCCCGGCCAAGTGGCTGAACCAGCGCCTGGGCGAGGAGTACGAGCTGGCCGAGCGCGAGGCCCAGAAGGCTTCCGGGTTGGAGCTGCCCGAGCTGACGGAGGACGAGCAGAACTGGCTCACCGCTGTCGACCGGGTGGAGCTCCTCCTGTGGGCGGAGGAACAAGCTGCCCTGGGCAACCGTCACATCCAGGGGCTCATGACCGCCTCCTGGGGCTGGCTGGCGCAAAATTCGGCGAAGGTGCCGGTGGAGGTTCGCGACTTCGTCGAGGGCTTCGTCTGGCACCGCCTTGACAACGATCCGAGGAAATCAGCATGAAGGTGAATGACAAGCAAGTCGGGGGCGAGCACTACCGCTCGAAGGTTCAGCACTGGGACTTCGTCTCGCTGAACGGCATCTCCTACGTCCTGGGCTGCGCGACGAAATACGTGAGCCGCTGGCGCAAGAAGCATGACTATCCCGAGCTCTTCCGCCAGGTGGCGTCCTGCTTCGGGGTGAAGCTGCCGACTCCCCAGGAAGACCTCCTGAAGAGCGTGCACTACATCGAGAAGGCCATCGAGCTGCACAAGGCTGGCCGCCTGCCCGCGCCGGGGGCGCTCCTCCGCCTGCCGGTGCCGGTGGATGACTTCGCCAAGGCGAACAAGCTGACTCCCCAGGAGCGCGAGGTCATCTGGATCCTCACCTGCTGGGACGACCCGGAGCAGCTCAGAACGGCAATTCTTCACATCGAAGAGATGGCGAAGGAAGGCAAGTAGCGTAAGCTAATAGGCGGCCTCCGGGCCGCCTTTCACTTAGAAACGGAGAACACGAAGATGAGAATCTACCGACCGACCACCAAGGCGTTCAAGCTGAAGAACTTCCACGAGCTGCGTCAAGTGATCGTGGAGACCCTCGGGCTGACCCGAGCCTACTACGCCAAGAGCACCCACGCCTGCGCGTCGATCAACCAGGAGGACTTCGCCCAGGCTCTGGCGCTCCAGGCCACCCACGCGCTGCTCCGGACGACCAGTGGGGTGTTCCTCAGCTCCGTGGAGGAGCTCCAGGAGGCGCTGAAGAGCGTTCCCCTGGTCTGCTCCCCGAGCCAGCCAGGCCGGAACTACTGGAAGCTCGAATGCCCCGCCGCCTGGGCCGCCCTGGTGGGTGACGAAGACGAGCTCCCGGAGCCGGAACCCGAGTCCCTCACCTACACGCCACGTGACCCTGCCCGACCGTTCGAGGAAGTGATCGCTCTGGGCCACCTCCCGAAGGACTTCTACAACGCGACCCAGTCCCGCCTTCTCTCCCACCGCCCGAAGCACCTGCTCAGCGTGACGACGAACTTGCAGGACGGGTCAATCACCATCTCAAGGAGAAAAGGCTGATGTTCCAAGCACCACTGATCGCGCCGAAGGCGACCTGGACGCCACCAGACCTCAACGCTCTGCCCTCCTGGGCGAACGCCAAACGAGTGGGCATCGACACCGAAACCCGCGACCCGTTCCTGAAGACCCTGGGGCCGGGCGTCCGCCGGGGCGGTGACAGCTACATCGTCGGCATCAGCTTCGCCATCGAGGACGGCCCAGGAGGCTACCTGCCGATCGCCCACGCGGGTGGTGGCAACCTTCCGAAGGAGCTCGTCCTCAAGTACCTGCGCGACCAGGCCGCCGTCTTCACCGGGGACATCGTTGGGGCGAACCTCCCCTACGACCTGGACTGGCTGGCCCAGTACGGGATCGTCTTCCGGAAGGCCCGCTTCTTCCGCGACGTGCAAGTGGCCGAGCCGCTGATCGACGAGCTGCAGATGTCGTACAGCCTGGAGAACATCGCCAAGCGCCACGGCCTGGGCGGCAAGGACGAGACCCTGCTCCAGCAGGCCGCCCGCGCCTACGGTGTCCACCCGAAGAAGGATCTGTGGAGGCTGCCCGCCCACCTCGTGGCTCCCTACGCCGAGGAGGACGCCAGGCTGCCGCTGACCCTGCTGCGCCGCCAGGAGCGGATCATCGAGGAGCAGGACATCTGGGGTGTCTACGACCTCGAGTCGAAGGTTCTGCCCGTCCTCGTCAAAATGCGACGCCGGGGCGTTCGTGTGCACGAAGGCCGCCTGGGCGAGATCGAACGCTGGGCGCTCCAGCAGGAGACCGAAGCCCTGGCCCAGGTGAAGCACCTGACCGGGATCAACATCGCTGTCGGCGACGTCTGGAAGAACGACCAGCTGGCACCCGCCCTGGAGCACATCGGGGTGAAGCTCGGAAAGACCGCCGACGGCAGGCCGTCCATCGACAAGGAGCTCCTCGCCTCCCTCGACCACGACGTTGCCCGGTGCCTGGAGCGAGCACGGAAGACCAACAAGCTCCGCACGACCTTCGCCGCCTCCGTGCGCGAGCACATGGTCAATGGCCGCATCCACGCGACGTTCAACCAGCTCCGCATGGAGAAGGACAACGGAGACCTGGCTGGGGCCGCCTTCGGACGGCTCTCCTGCGTGCAGCCGAACCTCCAGCAGCAACCGGCTCGGGACGAGTTCGCGAAGATGTGGCGCTCCATCTACCTGCCCGAGGAGGGCATGACCTGGGCCGCCCTCGACTACTCCCAGCAGGAACCGCGCATGACCGTGCACTTCGCCGAGCTGTGCGAGCTGCCGGGGGCGAAGGAGGCCGGGGAGCGTTACCGGACTGACCCGAACGCGGACAACCACCAGATGATGGCCGACATGGCGAACATCTCCCGGAAGGCCGCGAAGGAGATCTTCCTGGGCCTCTGCTACGGGATGGGAGGCGCGAAGCTCTGCCGCAAGCTGGGCCTGCCGACCGCCTGGGCCGTCCAACATCCCAACGTCCGGGGCTTGGTGGATGCAGACAGCGAGCGGGGCCGCCAGCTCCTGTCCATGGGCGGGAAGAAGCTGGAGATTGCCGGGCCGGAAGGCCAGCAGCTGCTGAACGCCTTCGACAACAAGGTCGCCTTCGTCCGCCAGCTGGCCCGCCGCACCGCCGACACGGCCAAGAAGCGGGGCTACCTGATGACGCTGTCGGGCCGCCGCTGCCGCTTCCCCAAGACCGCCGACGGCAAGTACGACTGGACTCACAAGGCGCTGAACCGCCTGATCCAAGGTTCCTCCGCCGACCAGACGAAGACCGCCATGGTGCAGCTCGACGAGGCCGGACACTTCCTGCAGCTCCAGGTGCACGACGAAATGGACGGCTCCGTCCACAGCAGGGAGGAGGCGGAAGCCATGGCCGAGATCATGCGCACCTGCGTCCCGCTGACCGTCCCGTCCAAGGTGGATGTGGAGCTGGGCGCTTCCTGGGGAGAGTCGATGTCATGAGCAAGCCTGCACTGATTCACTGCCACGTCTGCACGAAGGGCTTCCTCTCGGGGAACCGGGCCTGCCCGCACTGCGGGGCCGAAGTCGCCCAAGAGCGCGACCCGCTGCGCGAGTGGGACGAACGCTGGATGGAGCTCGCCCGGCACTACGCCGGGTGGAGCAAAGACCCCTCTACCCGCCTAGGAGCCGTGGTCGTGGCCGGGGGCAAGCGCCAGGTTGGCCAGGGCTACAACGGCTTCCCTAGGGGCGTGGAGGACGCCCCGGAGCGTTACGCCGAGCGGGAACTCAAGTACCAGCTCATCGTCCACGCCGAGCTCAACGCGGTGCTGACCGCTGGGCGAGACTGCCAGGGCGCAACGATCTACGTGTGGCCGCTGCCGCCCTGCCCGGAGTGCACGAAGGCCATCATCCAGGCGGGGATCCGCCGCGTCGTGATGCCCAGGGAGTGCCCGAGGCCGGAGTGGAGGGTGAAGTTCGAGTCCTTCAGCAAGATCATGCTGGACGAGGCCGGGGTGGAGGTCAGTTATGTCTGAGAGCTCGATGTGGGACACCGTCCGGGTGAAGCTCCGTGGCTTCGACCCCGTCCGCGTCGAGAACGTCGTGGACAACGGAACCCCGGACGTGGACACGATTCACGGCTGGATCGAGCTGAAGTACAAGGACGCCTGGCCCAAGCGGCCCGGCACCCCGCTCCGCCTGCCACACTTCACGCCGCAGCAGCGCACCTGGCTTTTCCGCCGAGTTCTCTCGGGTGGTCGGGCCTTCCTGCTGCTCAAGGTGGCGAACGACTGGCTCCTGTTCGACGGAGCCGTCGCCTCCCGCATTCTGGGCGAGAAGACGAAGGACGAACTGATTGCCTTTTCGCTTGCTTATTGGCCTAATTCACTGCTCGAAGAGGAGTTCCGAACATGCTTGAAGACCTACAACTTTCAAAGTCCGAAAAGTTGTTGATCTGGCGTCGCCGGTCGGGACTCACCCAAGCCGAGGCGGCCCAAGAACACGGTGTGTCCCACCGTCGTTGGGGCCGCTGGGAGCGGGGTGACGAAGAACCGGCTGTCGACAAGGAGATCACAACCCTGGCCGTGCACGAGCAGCTGCTGCTCGTGCGCCGCCGCAACAACGTGTCCCAGGGAGAGGTTGCCCGCGACCTGGGCTGCACCCGCGCCTGGGTGCAAATGATGGAGGCGGGTGTCAACGGCTGCGAGCAGCTCGTCCGTTATTGGAAGGAGCGAGTCGATGCTACAGCCTAACCTCCAGGAGTCCGTCGAGTTCCTGCAGCGCCTGTACCCTGAAGGGCCGTGGGCGCTGACCGGGATCTCCCCGGACAAGAAGACCATCAAGACCGCCTCCTTCATGCCCGGTGGCGAGGTCAAGCTGGCCGCCTGGCTGGGCGAGAACGTCGGGAAGCTGAACATCTACTTCCATGTGAACCGCCCCATGGGCGAGCTCCGGAAGAAGGCCGAGAAGACCGACATCGATGCCCTCCACTACCTCCACGTGGACATCGACCCGCGAGCCGGGGAGGACATCCAGGAGGAGCGCGAGCGGGCGCTGAACATTCTGCGGGCCGCCAACCCCGCCCCGACGATCATCATCGACTCCGGTGGCGGCTTCCAGGCGTTCTGGAAGCTGGAGGAGCCGGTGCCCCTGCGGGGAGACCTGGCTGCCGCCGAGGCTGCGGAACGCTACAACATCCACCTGGAGCGCCTGTATGGGGCCGACAACTGTCACAATGTCGACCGCATCATGCGGCTGCCGGGCACGATCAACCTCCCGGACGCCAAGAAGCTGAAGAAGGGCCGGACGGAGGCGCTGGCCCAGCTGGTGGAGTTCAACGACAACGTCTATCCCATCAGCGCCTTCACCGCCGCGCCCAAGGTGCAGTCCGAGGAGACCCTGGGCTTCTCGGGCAAGACCGTCCTCGCCTCGGGCAACGTCGATCGCCTGGAGTCTGTGGACGACCTGAACCAGTGGGAGGTTCCCGACTGGCTGAAGGTTCTCATCGTCCAGGGCAACGACCCTGACAACCCGACCAAGTTCCCCAGCCGCTCCGAGGCGCTGTTCGCCTGCACGTGCGAGCTGGTGCGCCGGGGCGTTCCTGACGACGTCATCTTCTCCATCCTCACGGACGAGTCCTTCGGCATCGCTGAGTCGGTGGTGGAGCACAAGCGCCCTGAGAAGTACGCCCTGCGACAGATCGAGCGGGCGCACGAGGACGCCATCGACCCCATGCTCCGGGAGCTGAACGAGAAGCACGCGGTCATCGGCGACATGGGCGGCAAGTGCCGGATCATCAGCGAGGTCTGGGATCACGCCATGAAGCGGCACAAGATCTCCCGCCAGTCCTTCGAAGACTTCCGGAACCGCTACCGCCATATCAAGGTCAAGGTCGGAGACGACGGCAAGGGCAACCCCATGCTCAAGCCCGCTGGCGCTTGGTGGGTGGACCACCCAAACCGCCGCCAGTATGAGACCGTGGTCTTCGCCCCGTGCCACGAGGTTCCGGACGCCTACAACCTCTGGAAGGGCTTCGCGGTGGATGCCATCGCCGGGGACAAGCACCTCCCCTACCTCCAGCACTTGAAGGACAACGTCTGCTCGGGCGACGAGGAGCTCTTCAACTACTTCGTCGGCTGGATGGCTCGGGCCGTGCAGCACCCGGACAGCCCAGGCGAGGTCGCCATCGTCCTCCGGGGCAAGATGGGCACCGGCAAGTCGTTCCTGGTCAAGTGCTTCGGGAACCTGTTCGGGCGTCACTTCATGCAGGTGTCCGATCCGAAGCACCTCGTGGGCTCCTTCAACGCCCACCTGCGCGACTGCGTGGTGCTGTTCGGGGACGAGGCGTTCTACGCTGGCGACAAGAAGCACGAGTCCATCCTCAAGACGCTGATCACCGAGGAGGTCATCATCGTCGAGGGCAAGGGCGTCGATGCAGAGGCCGCCCCGAACTACGTCCATCTGCTGATGGCCTCCAACTCCGAGTGGGTGGTGCCTGCTGGCCCGGAGGAGCGCCGCTACCTCGTCATCGACGTGAGCGCCGACCGGATGCAGGACAGGGACTACTTCCGCGAGCTGAAGAAGTCGATGGACGAGGGTGGCTCGGAGAACCTGCTCCACTTCCTGATGACCTACGACCTCTCCAACTACGAGGTGCGGGCCGTGCCAAAGACGAAGGCGCTGCAAGACCAGAAGCTGCTGTCGCTCTCCCCGGAGCAGCAGTGGTGGTACGAGAAGCTGCACTTCGGGAGGATGTACGGGGATGACACCGAGTGGGAGCCGGAGGTGCAGGTGAAGGAGCTCCAGGAGGACTACCTGGAGTTCATGCAGAAGGTCGGCTCCTACCGCAAGCTGTCCAACGTCGCCCTGGGCAAGTTCCTCCAGAAGGTCTGCCCGCCAGGCTTCCCGGAGTCGTTCCAGAAGCGGGCCGAGCTGGTGACCTACACCCCAGACGGGTTCGCCATCAAGAAGATGGGACGCCCCTACTTCTATCGGTTCCCCGACCTGAAGACCCTGCGCGACATCTGGGACAACAACTTCGGCGGCCCGTACCCGTGGCAGCACGTGACCGTGACCCAGGAGGAAGAGCCTGACAAGAAGGATCCGTTCTGATGGACATGCCCGTGCTCTCCATTGAGCAGAAGCGGGCCGTGCTCGTGCGCCTGGGCGTTCCTGCCCAGGTGGCTCGGGGCATGGCTCCAAAGACCCTCTCGCACTACCTGAACCAGCAGTACGCACTGCCCTCCATGCGCCTTCGAGTGGAGTTCGAGGCGCTGCGTCAGGTTGGGCGGGCCTGGGACGAAGACGAACTAAAGTGACTTGCCTTCTGCCCCGAAAGGGTGAACAATCTCCCTGCCCACTCGAAGGGCGTAACCGAGAAACGGAGTGATACTATGGAACTTTTTACCCACGAACTGACCGGCGACCTGAAGGCCGAAGCCCTGAACCTTCGCGCTCTGCGCAAGCTGACCCACGAGAAGAACGCCCCGATCCAGGAGCAAGTCCAGGAGCTGGCCCGCCAGGCCAAGGCGCTGATGAAGCAGATCGAGACCAACGAGGAAGCCTTCGACCAGGCCCGCGAGTCGTTCTTCACCAAGGTCGGCGACGAGCTGGCCCGCGACATCGACCACTGCCACCTGCGCATTGAAGACGAGACCGGCAAGGTGTTCGTCGAGCGCACCGAGGAAGACCTGGAGCGGGGTGGCGGCCTGAAGCAAGCCCTGGGCCAGCTGCTCAAGGCGCTCGCCAGCGGTGAGGCCAGCGTCGAGGTGCGAGAGCTCGGCGAGGGCGAGGAAGAAGGCTGTGGTGACCCGGCCTGCCAAGGCTGCAACCCGACCGTCCACTGATAACCCTCGGAGGGCTTCGGCCCTCCCTCTATTGAGAGACCGACATGACCGCTGCACTGAACATCCCCAACGCAAGCCCGCTCCTGATGGTGAAGGAATTCACCGAGGCGTTCAACCTGAACTGGAAGGACGAACCCTTCCACCCGGCTGACTCCGTCGCCGCCCTCCGTGTCCAGCTCCTGCTGGAGGAGACCGGGGAACTTGCCCATGGGCTGGCCTCCCGTGACAACGTCGAGCTGGTGGACGCCCTCTCCGACATCGACTACGTGACCTACGGTGCCATGGGTGCCTTCGGAACCTTCAACCAGGACTGCCTGGGCTTCTTCCGCCCGGCCAACAGCACTCCCCGCTTCGCCCTGAACGAGGCTCCGATGTGGGTGCGCCTGGAATTCACCGCCCGCCTCCTGGACGCCCTGACCAAATTCACCCTGTGCGCCGCCGACGTCTGCAACCCCGACGAGACCACCTCCCGGAACGGCCTGCGCGACATGCCATTCATCCTCCAGCTGGTCGGCTCCGCCACCTCCGACCTCTGGGCCGTCCTGGGACTGGAGAAGTACCGCGAGGCCGCCTTCCGCGAGGTGCATCGCGCCAACATGTCCAAGCTGGGGGCCGACGGCAAGCCGATCCTCAACGAGGCTGGTCGCGTCGTGAAGGGGCCGGGCTACACGCCGCCGAACCTGGCCGCCGTGGTGGCCCACATTGACAGCGAAGGAGCGAACCATGGCTAACCCGAAGATGGAAGTCCGCCTCGTCCAGCAGTTCCGGGGCGACTTCAAGATCGTGATCTACCTCCAGAGCGAGCGCAAGCCCGAGCTCCGCACCCTGGGCGAGCTGAACCCTGGCGTGGCCTCGGGAACCGCCGACCTGCTGAACCGCGTCGGCATGCTGGCGGGCCTGGTGGCCGAGCGCCAGAACCAAGACCACGGTGACAACCACACCCTGGAGACCTGCGACCGTATCGCCCGCGAGCTCTTCATCGAGGCTGCCCGCGAGTACGGCCAACGCAAGGCCGACCTCCAGCGTAGCGTCCAGAAGCTGGTGGAAGACCCCGAACTGCTGCGCGAGGGCAAGACTGCCCACGTGTCAGCCAAGAGCGACTGAGAGGTGTCAGATGGCGAAGAAGCCTGAGACCTCCTTCCCCGCCCGGATCGTCTACATGGACGGCTCCGGAACGGTCACCCGCGAGGTGCAAGCCTTCGCCCAGGTTGGCCCGTTCCTGATCCACGAGACCGTGGACGACTTCCGGCTGGAGGAGGCGAAGTCCGCTGCCTTCAGCGTGACCCACGAGCAGACCGGCCTGGGTCTCGTCAATGGGGTGCAGACCAAGAAGCTGGCGACCGCCTTCGCCGAGGAGGCTGTGGCCAAGGCCCAGGAGCTGGGACTCGACCTGGGCCACCCGCTCCTGGGGGCGCTGCAGTCGCAGCCCTCCTACGCCTCCTGGGTGGAGTGGGCGCTGGCCGCCCGCGCCGAGCTCAAGACACGAAAGGGGTTCCTCTATGGATAAGCTGGCTTGGATTGTGGAAGACGACCACCCGGACGAGGGCCGCCGCTCAGCCGTGGTGTTCGCTGTGGACGCCGAGCAGGCGCTGCTCCTGGGCGCTCTCCGCCTGGGAGCCGAGGTTGAGGAATGCAGCGCCAGCCGAGCAGAGCCGTACGACGCCTTCGCCGAGGCCGGAGAGGTGCCTCTAGAGCGCCTGCTGATGGACGGGTGGAGCTTTCCCTGCCACCAGTGCGAGCATGCCCTAGAGCCGGGCTCCTGGCTCCGGGAGGGGCGGCTGCTGTTCTGCTGCCCGGAGTGCCGTGACCAGAAGGCTTCCGACGTGGCGACTACGAACGCCGAGTTCGAGGAGTTCAAGGCCCGGATCCAGGAGGCTCGGCCCGACCTGACCTGGAAGGAGTTCCAGGGCGGCTGGCCCATCCTCACCCCGGTGGCCCACTTCACGTTCCCTGGGGCGCTCTACGGTGGAGGCCGGGTGAAGGCCCAGCAGGACGGGGAGCTCGTCTGGATGGTGCTGGCCGGGGACATGGAAGCCTGGGAACGCTACAACGCCGAGCTCTCAAAATGAGAGCGACCCGCCGTTCCTGCCGGGGCGGCAAGGAGCCGTGCAAAACTTTCTCACGAAGAGGGTGAACCGTGTCCCAAGAACTTGCCGACGTGTATAGAGTTCGAGTAACGCCCGAGGTGGGTTATTGGGAGCAGTGCGGCCTCCTGGTGCTGACTCCGCCCAGGGGCGGCTTCTGTCAGGTGTTCCAGCACCCCAGGCGAGACCTGAGCCGGGCCAAGGCCGAGGAGCTCCAGGCCCGCATTCGAGAGGTCGGGAAGATCGAGCTGGGCCGGTGGGAGCACAAGGGCCAGATCGAGGCCGACAAAGTTTTGTGAAAATAGTTTGACAAGGGGCTTGCTTCTTGCCTGGAAGGTCGACAGAATTCGTCTTACGGTCGGGGCGGTTCCCGACCCAACCCAGAAAAGGAGCAATACCATGGCTAACATCATCAAGTCCCTGACCGCCCGCATCGAAGAGCGCCTGGCCGAGACCAAGAATCCCTGCAAGAACTACGCCACCGAGGCCGCTGCCGAGAAGGCCACCGCCGCCGTGGCCCTGAAGGCTGCCCAGTACCTGACCATGGACGAGAACGCCAAGCCCGCCGACTATGTCGTGATCTACATCGAAAGCTGGGGCCGCTGGGTTGGCTGCATCAACCTGAGCGAAGTACTGCGCCGCCCGAAGGCTGGTGGGTACGTGGGGGTGTGTGGCGACTTCTTCACCTGGTAATCGAACCTGGCCCGCTCCGGCGGGCCTCCCTTCCAAGGAGATCAACATGCAGAAGCAATTCCTCATCAAGGGTATCGGCTGGCCCACCACCTGGGGCAAAGCCACGACCATCGAGCAGGCCGTCCGCGCCAGCAAGCTCCCTCCAGGCGACCCGGCGCACCTCTGGCTGGTGGATCCCGAGGCCGTTATCGACGCCCAGGGAGAGCTCCAGGCCGCCTCCTCGACCTACTACGGCACCGGGGAAATCAGCTCTAACGGAGCCGACCTCAAGAACGTGTCAGTTCGTGGCAAGAAGGGCTTGCCGGAATCGGTGAATCCAAGCCAAGATACGCCCAGCCAATCGGCGAACGAATCCAGTCCCGGATCGAACCAACCTAACCCTGAGAGCTCAGAAATGACCGAAGCCACCAAGAAAGCACCGAAGCCCTTCGTCTGGACCAACGACAAGGAAGTGAAGCTGCCGCACGACAAGTCGAAGCGCAAGACCGCCTACGACCTGATCGCCCGTGAAGAAGGTGCGACCTACGAAGAACTGTCGGCAGCCACTGGCTGGAACGACACCAACGTCCGCGAAGGCGTCCGCCTGCTGCACAAGCAGAACGGTGTCGACCTGGCCATGGGCGAAGACGGTCGCATCCGCCTGCACCAAGCCTAATCGGCCCTGGTGCTGACCCGAGGAGGCCCGCCCTGAGCGGGCCTTCTTGCAACTGAAGTCCCATCAAGAAAAGGAGCCAAGAAATGGCGAAGACGTTCCGCCCCATGAAGGCCGAGACCCTGGAAGACCACCAGTTCGGCTTGATCCAATACCCGGTGCTCGCCTCCCGCAAGATCGACGGCCTTCGCTGCGTCGTCCGCGAGGCCCAGGCGCTCACCTACTCCCTGAAGCCCTTCCCGAACGAACACACCCGCCGCCTGCTGGGCGACCCGCGCCTGGAGGGCTTGGACGGGGAGCTCACCACGGTGGCACCCAACCACCCCGACTGCTACCGCCTGTCCAACTCCGCGCTGATGTCCCGCAAGGGCGAGCCGGAGGTGACCTTCCACGTGTTCGACCTGTGGGACACCCCGCACCTGGGCTACTCCCACCGGGCCGAGGAGCTCCTAGAGCGCCTGGAGCGTTACCGTCAGGCAGGCGGTGAGGCCAGGGTGGAGCTCCTGCAGAGCGCCCGCCTAGGCGGCCCGGAGGAGCTCGAAAGCTACGAGGCCCAGGCGCTGCTCGAAGGCTTCGAAGGCGTGATGGTGCGCCGCCCCGACGGAGGCTACAAGTGGGGCCGCTCGACCGTCCGCGAGGGCCACCTGCTGAAGGTCAAGCGGTTCCTCGACGACGAGGCCCGGATCATCGGCTTCAAGGAGCTCCTCTCCAACCAGAACGAGGCCGTTGTCAACGAGCTCGGGCTCCTGGAGCGTTCCACCCACAAGGAGGGCAAGGTGCCCATGGGCGTCCTGGGGGCGCTGGAGGTGGAGTGGAAGGGTATCACCTTCGAGATCGGCTCCGGCTTCAAGGCCCACGAGCGCCAGCTGCTGTGGAGCCAGCGCGAGACCCTCCCTGGGCAGCTCGTCAAGTTCAAGTATTTCCCCGTCGGCATCAAGGAGGCTCCGAGGTTCCCGACCTTCTTGGGCCTTCGTTCAGAATTGGACGTCTAACTTCCATATGTGACTTGCCTTGTGCCTGGTCTTCGCCGAAGATTCAGGCACAACCTTCAATAGGAGTTCCGCCATGTTTGTCGCAAAGTTCCTCGCTCCGCTGGCCTTCGCTGCCTTCATGGTGGTCGGCCTTGCCCTTGCCCTCGACGACGCTCTTTCCCTGCCCCAGGTGCACAAGTCACACTCGACCGGGGAGTGCGTGAAGATGGTCGTCATAGACCAAGGCCACCCGAAGGAGGTTGAGTGCCCCGAAGTCCTGCCCGCCCGCTACGACCTGGTGTGGGTGCAGTAATTCCTGACAACTGAGAAACGGAGAACCACATGTTCCTGAGAAAGAAGCCAACCGAGTACCGCCTGCCGATGACGCGGGGCTACGTCCGCCACTGGGGCGTGAAGGAGGCGGCCCGCGAGCTGCTCCAGAACGCCATCGACTTCGCCGGTGGCGCTCCCGAGGTGGAGCTGGGAGGCGGCCTGCTGCGCATCCACAGCCCTGGGGCGTTCCTGCCGCCCCGCACCCTGCTCCTGGGCAGCTCGACCAAGGTGGATGACACCCGGACGATCGGCTCCTTCGGCGAGGGCTACAAGCTGGCGCTGCTGGTGCTGACCCGCCAAGGCTTCCCGACCGTCGTCCACAACGACCACCTCCTCTGGACGCCCTCCTTCAAGGAGGACTCCGACTACGGGGAGGACGTGCTCTGCATCACCAGCGAGGAGGGCGAGCGCCTGGGCGGGGTGGAGTTCCGGGTGAGTGGCCTGAGCCCCGAGGACGAGGCCGAGATCCGCGCCAGCTGCCTTCACCTACAAGACCCCGACTCCCTGGGCAAGATCTACGAGACCTCCATGGGCCGCATCCTGCTCGACCGCCCCGGCCAGCTCTACGTGGGCGGCCTGCACGTGTGCGAGACCAAGCTGAAGTTCTCCTACGACTTCAAGCCCGAGTTCCTCAAGCTAGAGCGCGACCGCCAGACCGTCTCCTCCTTCGACCTCGCCTGGGCGACGAAGGACATGTGGTTCAAGACTGGCGACTACGAGAAGGTGGCCGCCCTGGTGGAAGAGGGCGTCCCCGACCTCGAGTACGCGAACTACGGCACCCCGGAGCTGGTGAAGGAGGCCTGCTACCGCGTGTTCCAGGCCCGCCACCCCGGTGCCATCGCCGCCAAGAACCAGGCCGAGCTGGAGAACCTGGTCGCCCAGGGCTTCACGAAGGTTGTAGTGGTCACGGAGACGTTCCGCGACATCGTGATGACGTCGAGCTCGATGACGGCCCAGGGCATCGTCCGCCCGCGAGCGCCGAAGGAGCTCCTCCAGGAGTTCTTCGCCGACAACCGCAAGCACATGCGCCGCCGCGCCATCGTCGAGTTCAAGAAGCTGCTGGAGCAAGGCTCCGGCTGGAGGCTCTCCTGATGTCTGCGCAACCGGGCCAGCTGTCCCTCCTGTGGTACCAGTGCCAGTGCTCGACGCGGATGAGGGTGTGGAACGGGCGGCAGTGGCCCGCCCCGCTCTCCCTGCCCTGCCCGAGCTGCGGGGAGTCCATGTCGCTGGTGGACTACCACCTGCGGATGAAGCACTATTACTACGAACCGCACCGGGGCCAGCCGGTGCTTGTCAACATTACCCGCGAGCTGGCTGAGAAGATCGTGGGCCGCCGCTGCCGGGGCAAGGACGTGGACGACGCGACGAAGGAGTTCTTGATCAACGACCTCGTCGGCGACGGACGCAAGCCCTGGCTCACCTTTCATGGATTCGAGGAGAACTTTGATCTGGAGGAGAAGTACAAATGAATCTAGCAACCTTCCAGGATGCCTTCAACCTGCTCTGTGGAAAGCTGATCGGCGAGGGCATCCACCGCAAGGTCTTCGAGTGCCGCGTCCGCAGCGACCTGGTTGTCAAGGTCGAGCCGGAGGAGGACTGGCGCTACTTCGCCAACGTGCTCGAGATGAGGTTCTGGAACGACCACGAGCACTACAAGAAGGTGGCCGACTGGCTGGCTCCGTGCGAGTACCTGTCGCCGGACGGTCGCATCCTGCTCCAGCGAAGGGCGGCCCCGATCACGGATCGATCCATGCTGCCGGAGCAGGTTCCGGCCTTCCTCAGCGACCTGAAGCCGGAGAACTTCGGGTTACTGGACGGGCGGCTGGTGTGCCTGGACTACGCAATGACAATCCCCAACCCGGCGACCCGCCTGAAGAAGGCTGACTGGTGCTGACATATCAACAGGAGTAACCATGCTTGACTTCATCATCACGGGCCTGCCCCGTTCCGCCACCACCTGGGCCAGCGTGTGGATGACCGGGGACGGAGCGCACTGCGCACACGACCCGCTGTACCACACCCACTACGAGGACTGGCCGACCGCCCTGGTGCAGCCGGGCGTCCTCAACGGGGCTTCCGACACCGGCATCTGGCGCTGGCCCGACTGGCTCAACGCCCAGGCCGCCGCTGGCACCCGGATCCTCATCCTCGAGCGCGACTTCGAGGACTGCAACGCCTCGCTGGCGCAGATCGGCCTCCCCGCCGACCTGACGGGCGAGGACGAGTTCAACCTGGGCGCAATCACCGGCCTGCACATGCCCTTCGACCAGCTGTTCGAGGAGGAAGCCGCCGCAGAAGCCTGGGAGTTCCTGACCCGAGGCCAGCTACCCTTCAACCGCCGCCGCTGGGTGACTCTCAAGGACGTGGAGATGCAGCCGAACTTCGTTGGGCTGTCTGTCGGCCCTGAGGTCACCCGGAAGCTGTACCAGGAGCTGGCCAACATCGCTCTCGGAGAACGCTCATGAACCTCGATATTGTCATCTTCTGGTCTGGCTGGGCCACCCTCCTTCTGGGTGTGCTCTTCTCCCTCGCCTCGGGGCTGGCGCTGGTGCTCGTCCTGCTCGATTACCTGGGCAAGCGCCTGTGGCGTCGCATTCTGAAGTTCTACGACCTCCACGACGTCGCCCGCATCGTTCGTGAAGCCGAGCTGGAGGGCCGCCTCACCCGCCGCGTCGAACCTGAAATGCCCCGGAGGAGCCTGTGGAAGAGGAAGTGAAGCCACCCTACCGCTGTGTCTATTGTGGTGCCCCGTCCTGGCTCCACCCGTGCGACCAGGAGCCGCCTCCCGACTACTGCCACGAGTCCGACCACGGAAGCCCGGAGGACTACGAATGAGCGCCGGTCTCGGGTATCGTTACGCCTTCTCAACAAGAGGAGGAACGCTGATGCCACCCAAGACCCAGGCCGACCTACTGGCCCTGCTCGACAAGCTGCCCACGGGCGGCACCGCCCAGGAGCTGGCCACTGGCCTCTCCTGCAACGGCACTAAACTGAAGGAACTCCTCGTCCCGCTGATTGCTCGGGGCGAGGTCTTCCACGAACCTATCCGGCATCCCGCAACCGGGAAGCCCGCAACCGTCTTCAAGAGGAAGAACCATGACTGAACAACACCGCGCCTACGTCTTCGACACCGAGACCACCGGCAAACACCGCCCCGTCCTGGTGGAGTCGGCCCTGCTGCCGATGCAGCTGATGGACGGCTGCCCCGTCCCCGTCGCCATGCAGGCCGACGTTCAACGCTGGAACCCCGGCAAGCCGATCGAAGCCGGTGCCTGGGCGACCCACTTCATCGAGGACGCCGACGTCCAGGACTGCCGCCCCGCCGCCGAGTTCGCGCTGCCCTCGCACAACCACTACCTGATCGGCCACAACGTGGACTACGACTGGGACGTTGCCGGCAAGCCGAAGAACGTCCGCCGCATCTGCACCCTGGCCGTCTCCAAGGCGCTCTGGCCTGAGATGGAGTCCCACAAGCAGCTAGCCGTCCTCTACACGCTGAACCCCGGCATGGCCAAGCAGCTGGGCCGGGACGCTCACTCCGCCGGGGCCGACGTCCTGATGTGCGCGGAGATCCTTCGCCACGCTGCCATCAAGGTCGGTGGCTGGGCTGACTGGGAGGCCGCCTGGAAGTTCTCCGAGCAGGCCCGCGTCCCGAAGGTGATGCCCTTCGGCAAGCACAAGGGCGAACCGCTCGAGAAGCTGCCCCAGAGCTACGTGCACTGGGCGCTGAAGAACCTGAGCGACATGGACGAGTATCTGCGCCGGGCGCTGGAGGAAGTGGCATGAGCCTCGTCCACTTCGAGGTGGCTACCACCTCGTCGACAACCCGAACAAGACCCACGTCATCCGGCTGCTCACCGGCGAAGACCCTGCGTCGGTGGATGACTACCTCCGCCGCGAGCACGGCCCTGGCAAGGTGGTTCTCCACTACGCTGAGCGTGAGAAGGTGCGCGTGGGCCGAGAGCGCACCTGTGGCTACTGCGGCTGCACCCGGATCGAGTACGAGAACGAGCCGCGTCCGCTCCACCCCGCAACCCTTGACAAGTCACTCTGGAGGCTCCTATGACCAAGTCCTACGTCGCCGCCTGGCCCGAGGAGCGCACCCGGCTCCTGCTGAAGGAGCTGGGCGTGGAGAAGGAGATTCACCTGACCACGTTCTTCGACAAAGGCGAGGAGCTGGAGGGCATGACCCCGGCTCCCTGGGAGGGGCCGCAGTTCGCTCGCATCTCCAAGGTCACGCTCTGGTACGCGGGCCGCTCCCGCCACATCGTGGCCGAGGTGGAAGCTCCCTGGGCGGCCCAGATCCACGAGCACTACGCTGCCCAGAGTCGGCTGAAGCACCCCGCCTTCAAGCCCCACGTGACGCTCAAGCGCGACGCCAACTGGAGCGAGCTGGCGAACTTCCTGCACCTGGTCGGCATGACTCTGGTCTTCGAACGACACGGGAGAGAAACATGATAACGAGTCGCTGGGTGGCCGTCCAGGTGGAGGTGCCCGACGGTGCCTCCCACTTCACCGGGAACCTCCTGGACGAGGCCGACTTCTACAAGTGCAAGGACGTGGCCGGGTTCCCGCAGTGGTTCTGGTGGGCCGCCGCTCGGGGAGAGTGGATGCTCCACGGGGACACGCCACCCTACTGGGCGCAGCCGATCCCCTTCCTGGAGGAACGACATGAACCTGATCGACAAGACCGCTGAAGCCCTGGACGACACCACGCCCTGGGTGCAGACCCGCGAGGGGTGGCAGGCGGCCTCGCTCCTCCGGGAGATGAAGAGCCTGCTGCAGAGGCTGCTGGATCCGGAGCAGCGGGCGGGGGCCGAGGCTGAGGCGAAAGAACTACTGGAGAGACGAGATGGAACTGGGTGAATTCGAGCACCGCGTCTGTGGCATTCCCTGCATCGTCGCTGTGACCTCGTGGGAACCCTTCGTCCCAGCGAAGACCTTCGGGCCGCCCGAGTACTGCTACCCGGAGGAAGGTGGCTGCGGGGAGTGGGAGATCCGCGACCGCCGTGGGCGGCCCGCCGCCTGGCTGGAACGCAAGATGTCGGAGGGGGAGCGCCAGCGCATCGACGAGCTGGTCTTCGAGTACATGGAGAGCCAGCGTGATGAGTTCTACTGAACCCCGGCTGCTGAACGCCCGGAAGGTTGGTCGTCCGAACGGCCCAGTCTACATCGGGCGGCCCAGTGAGTGGGGCAACCCGTTCGAGGCTGGCCGGGACGGCACCAGGGATGAAGTGATTGACAAGTTCGAGGTGTGGTTCCGCTCCGACCCTGGGCGGGTGGCAAGGGCCAAGCGGCTCCTGAAGGGCAAAGACCTGCTCTGCTGGTGCGCTCCCAAGCGGTGCCACGGGGAGGTTCTGCTGAGGATTGCGAACGAGGAGTGAGCTTCCCTGGGCGGGAGGTGGAGGACGAAGGGCTGGTGCTGAAGGGCGCTGGCCCTTCTTCGTTTCTGGGAGGGCGCTCTGCGGCTGTTCCTGGGCGGGTGGCAA